GACAGACAGATTATGTTGCCGGTGCAAATATTGCAGGCTTTGAGAAGGTCGTGGAGGCTATGTTAGCACAGGGTGTGTGCTAATCTATAAAAACGAACCCCGGAAATACGATGTTTCCGGGGTTTTATTGTGCGTATTTTTACAGTAAGTGTTCGTAAGTTTGAGTAAAAATTTGATAGTAATATACTGGCAATATACTTATAATATACACGCAAGATACAAACGATTTTGCATAATATACGCATAATATACTTGGTTTTTTGACACTGTTTTAGAATATTTATACAGTAAAAGGGAGGCATGACCTCCCTTAAATTTTGTTGACTTCATCAATAAGCTGTTGTGTGGTTTTATGTGTATACACTCCCTTTGTGACATTGTTTCTCATGCTGTGACCCATTATGAGTTTGATGCAAACCTCATTCGCTCCGGCATCATCCATGAGAGATGCGAACGTGTGCCGGCCATCATGGGGAAGATGTTTCATGTTGAGCTTATTCATAACTGTATTGAAATTCGCACTAACATAGGAACCGTATGTGTAGTGATTTCCATATTTGTTGTTTACCAGAAATCTACGGTTGGCATCGTACCGGTTCTTCACGAGAGGCAGAATTTTGTCTGCAATAGGAATAACTCTGTCTGTTCCGGCTTCTGTTTTCATTCCTCCGATCATATATTGTTCGTTCAGATGCACATTATCCGTGGTTATCTCTAACAGTTCGGTAGGACGAAGACCAGTATAGATTGTAATGAGGATGAGGTCAACATTGTTTACCACATACAGCTTGCTCCACAAGGTTGCAATCTCCTCATTCGTGTATCTACTATGAATCTGTTCTTCCGGGTTTACCCATGAGTAAACAAAAAACTGCGACAGATCCTTTTCTATATAGTTATTCATCATGGCGTACTTGTACAGATTATTGAGAACAGTTCGGATATTAGAGACGGTGGAATTTGATTTACAGGTCCATTTGTTGATACATTCCTGGACTTCATCAGTCCGCAGAGCATTAAATTTCTTGTGGTGCAGATCGGACAAATGATTAAAGGCAATCTCATAGTTTCTCCATGTGTTTGAAGATATTTTGTCCGGCAGAGCTTTCCTATAATTCTTCCACTTCCCATACATCTCTGCAAATGTGGGAGTCTCGGCATATCTGATGTGTTCCGCAACGACATCCGCATTATTCAATTCAGATAAGTAAGAGTAGGCGTGCTCCTGTTTGGCAAAATATTCAAGGTACTTAAATGTCTGACGGTAGGAGATGGAATACTCATATCCCTCTTCCTGCATAAGATCCTCAGCGAATGACAACACTGGTTCCGATGAGATGGCAGACCAAACCTGTTTTCTCCATTGCCATTTGAAATTGTATCGGACAAAATCTCTCAGAATGTTTGACGGCGGTTCTTTCGGAGCATCAATTTCTACAAATTCAGAAATTTCAGAAGTTCGGACGGCATAAGGCTTACGCCTCTTGCCTTTTAGTTTGATTACACTACCGTAACCGTTTGGCAGACGCATAATATCATCCTCCTTTTTCCTAAAAATGGGCGTAAAAATGCCCGGTATATTGTTTTTCTACCGGGAAGATGATATAATGCAAGGTGTTCAGACGAGCATACATCGGCTTTCCGGTGTGTGTTTATAGATACCGCCTCTGCTACCAACAGAGACGGTTTTCTATTTTAGTATTTCTGTCGGTTTTCAACGACTCTGCCAATGATTCTCACTGGCTTATTCTCGATTTCCTCATTTGAATAGAACATAGCCTCATAGGTCTGATTAAAAGGAATGAGTCTGATTCCACTAGGGAACTTTGCCAACTTTTTGCAAGTGGCACTGTCTCCATTGACTAACACAATGACAAGATCTCCTGATTCTGCATAGTTCTGTTTGCGGACAATCACAACATCCCCATTGCAGATACGAGGTTCCATGGAGTCTCCCTTTATTTTCAGAGCGAAGAAATCTCCGGTATGAGCCAATTCCTCTGATATTTCCTCATAATCTATAACGTCCTCAATGGCTTCAATAGGTATTCCGGCAGCCACGTTACCAAGAACTGGTATGCGGATTGCTTTCTTAGCCATCTTCACTTTCTCGGGTGCTGCGTCAACTTTCGTATTATCATCAAGCTGAGAAAATAGTTCATCGAATGTCATAAACATTCCGTTTGCAGCTTTCTTTATAGATTGAATAGACGGAACAGGCGGTTCTCCCGTTTTTGGATTGAGATTATTTTCGAGCTGTGATATGTACCCTTTGCTTATTCCACTAGCCTTAGAAAAGTCATCCATACTCATGCTGTTTGTCTCTCTGTATGCCTTTATTATCTGCCCTAATGTCATAAGAAAACCTCCTTTCAATGTTTAGTCCATTATACATCAGATTTTCCAGTAAGTCAATTTTTTTGTAAATTCCGCTTGACATTTAATGTTTAGTCGACTATACTCAAATTGTTCAGTCGAGCAAACACCGAAAAACGAAAGGAGGTAAAGTAATGGCATATCGTATCAGAGAACTCAGAGAAAAGAAAAAACTCACTCAGGAACAGTTATCTCAGATGTCGGGAGTGAGCCGTGCAACCATAGTTCAGTTTGAAAACAACGAAGAGCATGAGGCTATGGTAGGAACTCTGAAAGCGTTAGCGGCAGCTTTGAATGTTCCTGTCAGTAAACTTTTTACCCAAAATGTTTAGTCAAACAAACAGAAAAGGATATTCCACAACGAACTAAGACACAGCAAAACGAACAGATTTGAGGTAAGAAGCAATGAACAGTGAAAGAGTGAAACCAAAAATTGCCGCTAAAGAGTTGCAGATGGATGTGATTACGCTCCGGGAACTTATGAAAAGGGAGAAATTACCCATAGGATATGCCGTTAAGCGAGAGGGTAAATCCAAGTGGGGATTTTACATATATCGCCACCTTTTGGATCAGGAGAAAGAACGACTTGGCATAGGTTAAACGTCCGGCAGGACTGTTTAATAGATATTTTTGAAGAAAGGAGAACGCCATGCAGAAAGGTACAGTTAAATGGTTCAATGCCGCAAAGGGTTACGGTTTCATTACCGCAGAGGACGGCACCGATGTATTCTGTCATTTCAGTGCATTGCAGATGGACGGCTACAAAACTCTCGTTGAGGGACAGGCTGTTGAATTTGATGTAGCTGACGGTACAAAGGGACCACAGGCAGTGAACGTAACAGTCATGTGATTTAGAAAAAAACGAGGCAGGAGATAATCTTGCCTCTATGGTGGAAAAGGAAAGGAGATAACTTGAATGGTACATAACAACGAACTTAGCGATAATCAAGCGGAATGGATATTAGTCACTCCACAAGTCGCAAGTGAATTATTGGCAACCCAAGTAAAAAATAGACCAATAAGTCATCAGACAGTAAAAAGATACGCTGACGATATGAAAAACGGAAACTGGAAGCAGTGTGGAGACACAATTTGTGTTGATAAAGATGGACACCTAACTGATGGTCAACACAGACTTTCCGCAGTTATAGAGTCTGGAATAACAATCAGAGTGTTACTTGTTAGAGGTGTAGAACATTCTATATATAAGGACACTGGAAGTAAAAGAACTATGGTAGGCAATATCAAGATTGCATCAGATGATATATGCGAAAAAGCTAAAAATGTTTCGTGCATAGCGATTGCGAAATTCCTTTCGGCATTAACGAATGACAGAAGAAAGACGGATATATCTTCTACTGAAAATTTTTTAAAACAGTATGAGAAAGATTTTTCTGCATACGTTGATGGTCTTGGATTTAGTGGAAAATCAAAAGGCAACATTTATATGAGAATTACCACACTCTCAGCATTTTTTATGGCTTACGTTTCCGGTGCAGATATTGAAATCCTTAATGCCTGTAAAGAAATTCTTACAAAAGGATATTCAGATGCGGAGATAAGTGATCCTATGCGTTTTCGACCAATTCGCCAATATCAAAACGTATACGCTACCAGTGGAAGACTCAAAAATTTTGAGCTTGATATGATAAGGAAATGTTGTGTTGCCATTAGAAGAGTAGAAACAAATGAAAGTGTAAATGGAAAAAATTTATCTGGGAAATCCGAGTATGACTTGGAATTTAACAATAAAAACATTAAGGACATCATCAACGGAAAGGAGACTAAACATTGAAGATTTCAAAAATCACGATTAAGAGTCTTTTCGGAATCAAGGAATGGAGCGGAGACGGTAAGAATATTGAACTTGTCGGAGATAACGGAACCGGTAAAACATCCGTTATTGATGCAATCAGATATGCCCTTACCAACGCATCAGACCGTGAATATATCATCAAAAACGGAGAGACAGAGGGAGAGATTTTCATTGAGACAGATAGTGGTCTCTCCATAGACAGAAAACCGAGACAGGGAATGACGGATTATAAGTCTGTAAAGCAGAACGGCAATGTTGTTCCCAGTCCTGAAACATTCCTGAAAACCATATTCACTCCGTTGCAGCTTTCTCCTATGGAGTTCATCTCTATGGATAAGAAAACCCAAAATGCAACGATTCTGGATATGATTCAGTACGATTGGAACCTTGACACGATCAAAGAATGGTTCGGAGAACTGCCGCCGGATGTGAATTACGAACAGAACATTTTAGCAGTTCTGAATGACATTCAGGCAGAAAACGGTTACTACTTCACACACAGACAGGATGTAAACCGGGACATTCGTGCCAAGAAAGCTGTTATTGCCGATATTGGAAGTTCTCTTCCTATCGACTATGACGGAGAGAGATGGGAGAAAGAAAACCTCTCAGAACTCTATACGGAGATTGAAAAGATCCGCAAAAATAATGAAACCATTGAAAAGGCAAAACGTCTCAGAGACAGCCACGATGGAAAAATCAGAAGTTTTCAGGCAGACAAGGAAGTGAAACTGGCCGCACTTGACAGAGAGATGGCCGCACAGGAGAAAAACATTGAGAGTGAACTGGCGAAGTTGAAAGAACAGATTAAAAATCTGGAAGAGAAGAAAGCCGGTCTCTCGGGTGCAAAGGCTGACAAGGAAAAAGTTATCAGTGCTGAGTATGAGGCTGCCGTTTCCAAGTATGAAGCCGAGGAACAGTCCTACGCAGAATACGCAGATATGGAAACCACACCTATTGATGATCTCATGGCAAAAGCCAATGAGACGGAGAAGATGAAAGGTCATATCAATGAATGGCGCAGAATGTTGTCTATTCAGGAGGAAGTAGCCACCTTGCAGAAAGAATCCAATTCTCTGACAGAGAAGATTGAACTGGCAAGAACTCTTCCGGGAACCATTCTGGAAACAGCGGAGATCCCGATTGAGGGATTATCTGTAAAGGACGGAATACCTCTTATCAATGGACTTCCGGTAAGCAATCTTTCTGAGGGAGAAAAACTGGATTTGTGTATTGATGTAGCAATCCAGAATCCGTCCGGCTTACAGATCATCCTCATTGATGGAACTGAGAAACTGTCTGAGGAAAACCGTACACGGCTCTATGAGAAATGCAAGAAGAAAGGGTTGCAGTTTATCGCAACCAGAACCACAAGTAACAATGAATTAACAGTGATTGAACTGTAGGAGGAAACACTATGGCAAGCAGTATGGATAATTTTGACAAACTTATGATGGCTATGGCTTTGAAACGCATTGCGGAGGGGTCTGAGGATTTGAAACTTCATCCGTTCACTTGTGAGATTATTGCAACACCAATGTCCATTGAATGTGTAACATCTGGAAATAAAGCACTCCTTGAAGATCTGGACGGCGGCAAGGAATGGTTTCAGGAAACCAATGATCGCATTAAGGATATTATGTCAGAACAGACCACAAAGCTGACCGAGATTATGAAAAAGAAGTTCGGCTTTGAGACTATTACTGCTGATTCCAACTCCAAAGATGGTTTCGCAAAATTTATGGAAATTCTCTTCGGGGGGGGGCAGAACGATAGCGAATAAAACAAATAATCTGCCTGCCGTAGTGTTCTATTGGTAGGCAGATTCATAAAAAACAGGAGGTAATTTATGGCAACAAAAGACACAAATTATTTGGTAACAGTCCACAAAGGACTTGACGAAAGCCTTGAAAAACAGGTTGCAGCATTGCCTGAGAAATTCAACAAACAGAGATTTTTGCAAAACTGTATGACGGTTCTGCAGGACGGACAGGCTGATTTCTCTAAATGCGAAGCACCTACAGTAGTGAGAACTCTCTTAAAGGGCGCATTTCTCGGTCTCGATTTTTTCAATGGGGAGTGCTACGCAATCCCTTACGGAAATCAGTGTCAGTTCCAGACTGATTACAAGGGAGAAATCAAGCTGTGCAAGAGATATTCGAGCAATCCTATTCAGGACATTTACGCAAAGGTAGTCCGTGAGGGAGATGAGTTTGAGGAAGTAATTGAAAACGGAAAGCAGTATGTCAATTTCAGACCTAAGACTTTTTCAAACGGAGAGATCATCGGTGCGTTTGCTGTAGTTCTCTACAAAGACGGTTCCATGATGTATGACACCATGAGTAAAGAGGACATTGAACACACCAGACAGACGTTCTCTAAGGCAGCAAACAGTAAGGCTTGGAAAGAAAGCTACGGAGAGATGTGTAAGAAAACGGTTCTCCGCCGACTGTGTAAGCTGATTGACCTTAACTTTGATACCGCAGAACAGTGTCAGGCATTTGAAGATGGTTCGGCATTTGATGTTAAGGAAAAACCGAAAGAGAAATATCAGGCACAGGATATTTACCAGTCTCACGATCAGAGTTCTCATGGCGCAGATGAGAGTTCTGATGGTGTGATTGACGGAACATTCAAGGAAGTAGATGAGTAATCTTCTTAAACTTACCCCGGAGAATTATTACACCAAAGAAGCCAATATGCAGTATGTGTCCGTTTCTCAATATAAAGAGTTCAACGGCACGACCGGGAAAATGGGTTGTGAAGCATACGCTATGGCGAAGCTCCGGGGAGAAGTCGAGGAAGTAACCACAACTGCGTTAATGGTAGGTTCCTATGTGGATGCCTACTTTGAGGGTACACTTCCTACATTTTCCGCACAGCACCCGGAAATCTTCTCATCCAGAGGTAAAACCGCCAGAGAGTTGAAATCCGAATATAAACAGGCCTCAATTATGATTGACCGTGCCGTGAAAGATCCAGTTTTTATGCAGTACATGGCCGGAGATAAGCAGGTTATTATGACCGGAGAAATTGAGGGGGTTCCTGTCAAAATCAAAATTGACAGTGCAGATGGCAGACGAATCACTGACCTCAAAACAGTAAAGAGTATCACGGAAACATTTTACGCAAAAGACCTGGGGCAGAGACTGAATTTCTGCGAGTGGTGGGGATATGATTTGCAAGCTGCTGTGTACAGAGAGATTTACAGACAGAATACAGGGGATCTCTTGCCGTTTTACATTTGTGCTGTCAGCAAGGATAAGACAGACAACATTCCACATCCGAGAATCAAGGTTATTGAGGTACCACCGATGATGATGGATGAAAAACTGGCAGAGGTCAAAAACAATATCGTGAAAATCCAACGCATTAAAGACGGAGACATTGAACCGCTTAGATGTGAGGTTTGCGATTATTGTGCTGATACTGAGGTTCTGGATGGTCCCGTCTCCATGGATATGTTGATGGGAGAGATTTAATGAAAGATTCAATCGTAATTGATATGAAATACGCTGATTACGATATGATAGACGGCTCTTACGGTGTCGAGAGACATCATTTGATGGGTGGGGCGAACAGGAGCCATGCAGACGAGGATGGTCTGTGGGTTCCTTTATCGCCGGACCACCATAATTCAAGCAGAATGAGTGTTCATCACAACAAGGAAATGAAAGTAATGAGCCATATCATTGCACAGTTGGCGTATGAGCTTGAAATGGTATCTACCGGACAAGCCAAGGATAAAAACGAGGCAAAGGAAATGTTTCGGAAAAGATACGGAAAAACATTTGTATAGTAGGCAAATGCTTATTATAAATAATTCTTTGGAAAGGAAGTGAAAACAGTGGCAGAGAAACTTACATTGGCATCTATGTGTGCCGGAGGCGTTCAGGAACGTATCGACAGAGCGTTAGCGAAAATCTCAGATAACATTCTGGATTTGAACACTGATGCAAAGAAGAAACGTGTACTTGACGTAAAGATTACTCTCACTCCGAACGAGGATGATAGAGAGGATGTTTCCGTTGAGGTGCAGACTTCTGTTAAGCTGGCTCCTGAGATGGGACTGAAAACTCAGTTCTTCATCAACAAGGATTTCAGAAGCGGTGTTACAACGCTTACGGAGCACTCAAAAGGTGCAATCAAAGGTCAGCTTACTTTGGATGATTGCGGTATGAGCATGAACCCGGAGGAAGATGAGGAAGAGAGGCCGGTAACGGCTGAGAAACTTGGCTGCGATCCTGAGACCGGAGAAGTTCTAGAAAAAGAAGCTCCGAAAGAGGGTTCAAAAGTAATCAACATGAGAGACGTAGCAAACGGTTAGGAGGAACAGCAATGAATTTTGGAAAAGCGTTAGAAGCAGTAAAGGACGGAAAGAAAATTTTCCGTCTTGGATGGAACGGCAAAGGGATGTTCGTGGTTTACCAGAAAGGCTACCCGGACGGAATCCCTTGCAACTTACAGACTGCCAAGGCTTGGGGCATGAATGAGGGAGACTTATTCAAATGTGACCCTTACTTGCAGATTAAAACCGCCGATGGTTCTCATGCAATGTGGGTTCCGTCAATCGGAGACATTCTGGCAGAGGATTGGCAGATTATTCAGTAACAGGAGGAATATATGTTAAAAGCAGCTATTGAGAAAATTCTTTCCCTTGACGCACCTCACATTGAGTCGATTGAGGGAAGAACCTATGTAGATAAGAACATGACAATGATCGGCAAGGAACTCAGGGCGGATGGAATTACCATGAACACACTGAGCAGCCTTGTAGATTTTATCAAAAAGAGTACAGAAGATTTCAAGGACGGACAGTACATCGTTCAGGTCGTTTCTCCTGCCAAAGTTATTCTGTTTTCCAGTTTGGATGCAGACCGTAAGAGAGAAACACTTGCAGTAGTTGAGGCTGAAATCCCGGACTTCTCATTTGGACGTTTCACTGAAAACGAAGAGTTCATTATCGGAGTGCAGTCCAAGTTCCTTGATGAAGATGCAGAGGTCAATGATAAGCCTATCATCTTGCAGTTTGCCGGAAACGTGAAAGCCGGTACGGTAGCTGAGTACGGAGACACAGGAGTAGGACAGAAAGCAGCCATTAAAAAGGGCGTTGCATCATTACAGGAGGTTGAGGTTCCCAGTCCTTGCCGTCTGATGCCGTACAGAACCTTTACAGAAGTTGAACAGCCTATGAGCAGCTTTATCTTCCGTGTAAAGGACAATGAACGCCTCGGTGTTTCCTGTGCCTTATTTGAGGCAGACGGAGGCGCATGGAAGAATGAGGCAAAAGCCAACATCAAAGCGTATCTCGAAAAAGAACTTGCGGATGTATCAAACATTTTCGTGATTTCCTAAATAATCGTAACCCGTAAATATGTTTCTGCAATTATCTCCTAAGATTGGTCTCTGAGGAAAATATGTCACGAAAACCGCAGAACACACAAACGGTTTACCTCCTTTTAAGAAATTCGATTAGTTGAATGGTATAAACCCTGACAAGGATCTTTTGTTAAATTACCCAGGAGCCGTCATTCCGGCGGCTCCACCCATAATGAAAGAAAGGAGGACTTAGGGATGCACAAGGTTGTTATCAAAGGAAATTATTACGGCAGAAACAGAACCTTACCGGATCTTAATGATTACCTACATGAGTGCGCAAGACATCCTCAGATGGGCGCAAAAATGAAAAGAGATTATCAGATGATTGTGTGTAATGCTATCAGGACTCAGCTGCCGAGACTTTCGATTACCAATCCTATCATCATTCATTACAACTTCTATGAGCCAGATAAACAACGTGATAAGGGCAATATTTTTTCTTTTGCCGATAAAGTTTTTCAGGATGCTTTGCAGAAATGTGGAGTGATTAAAAACGATGGTTGGAAAGAAATCGACAACTTTACGCATGACTTCTATGTGGATAAGAAAAACCCAAGGATTGAGATATTCCTTGAAGAGATAGAGAAAGGACCGTTCGATGGCTGAGAAAAAGTATTTTTGGCTCAAAATGCCCCGGAACTTTTTTGAAAAACACTATATCAAGATACTTAGAGCAAAGGATAATGGCGATCTTTTGGTTATGTTCTATATATGGATGATTACAGAGTCAATCGACCATGAGGGCAAACTGCGATTTTCCGAAGATATTCCGTATGACGCAGAAATGTTGGCGGAAGCATCTGGCTTTGCGTTACATATTGTTACACAAGCGTTACAACAATTTTCAAAATTACAGCTTGTGGTTACGGAAAGTGACGGCACGTTATTTTTGCCAAAATCTCTGAAAATGATTGGGTCTGAATCGGCATCTGCGCAGAGGGTTAGGGAGTATCGGGAGAGGGAGAAAAATAAGACAAAACCCACTGAGACACCCGAAAACGCTGAATGTAACGGATGTGTAACAGAGAGTAACGTTGATGTTCAAAAAAGTAACATAGAGAAAGAGTTAGAGAAAGAGTTAAAGAAAGAAAATAAAAAAGGGGGAAAGAGGGAAACTACCCAATCAATTTTTGAAAGGTTTCTCCCTGAGTACACCATCTCTGATGTAATGGCAGATAAACTTCGCGAATGGTTCAAGTATAAGACGGAACGGAAAGACGGATATAAAGAGCAGGGTATGAAGTCGTTGTTGAAACAGGTTGCCAATAAGGTCTCCGTCTATGGAGATACTGCCGTATGCAATCTTATTGATGAATGTATGTCGAATGGATGGAAAGGCATTATTTGGGATAAATTGCAATCATCTTCTGCATACAGAAATAGTGGAGATCGCATTGGAAACAGAGTAAAGGATGTGGATGGTTGGTAATGGAAAGAGAAGAATTTAAGATTTTGGTAAAAGCTATGAAAGCGGTCTACGCACAGCCGACATTCATACCAGATAAAGACGCTTTCGCTGTGTGGTATGGATTGTTACAAGATATTCCGTATGAACAGGCGAATTTGGCAATCCAAAAGTACATGACGAGCGAGAAGTTTCCACCAACCATTGCAGACATCCGAACAAAGGCAACAGAGATTATTGCCCCGGCGGAAGAAAGCATGAGTGAACTGCAGGCATGGGCGTTGGTACAGAAAGCATTGAGAAATTCCGGCTACAACTCAGAAGAGGAATTTGCAAAGCTGCCGGAGGCGTGTCAGAGAGCCGTAGGGACAGCCGCAAACCTTAAAGAGTGGGCGTTGATGGACTCAGATCAGGTAGCAACCATTGAGCAGTCACACTTCATCCGAAATTACAGAACATCTGTACAGAGGATGAAAGAGGAAGCACGACTGCCGGAGAATGTAAGGATGCTGATTGCCGATATGGGTAAGAAACACGAAGCTCTCTTGGGAAAGGCAGCAGATCCGCAGATAGAGATGCAGAAAATTGAAGTGCCGGAGAAAGACACCGAACCACCATCCGGTATGTCAGATGAGACAAGAAAACGTCTTGATGAAATGTATGAGAGGTTCGGCAGAAAATAACGGAGGAAAGGGCAGCGCGCATAAATCCTGGGAACCTCTGAAACAGAATGAACCAACACAAGGAACTTTACGATTGGTATAAGCAAATGGGGATATGTCCTCAATGCGGTTCCAATAAGGCGGCTCCGGGGAAAGTAAGATGCGAAGAGTGCCTTGCCAAAAATGCGGAGAGTTCGAGAAAACAAAGAGAAAAGAAGAGCGAGAAACAGACTGAGGCTATCCGGCAGAAACATAGAGAGTATCTTAAAAATCTCAGAGCAAATAGGAAAGCGGATGGGTTGTGCATCTACTGTGGTAAACCGCAAAGCAGTTATTCTTCCTCAATGTGTATCGAGTGCCGCATAAAAAACCAAAAGAAGAACGAAAAAGGGAAAATCGGAATAGACAGATCAGAAAGGCCGATATATGGCAGATGCTACCGGTGCGGAGCAAAAATAGTTGCCGGAAAGCTATGCGACAGATGCTTAGAAACAAGCATCAAAAATTTGCAGTATGCAAACAGTTCTCAAAAGACATTGGAACGCAGAAACTATATAAGGCAGCAGAACAATGCAATATTCAGAAATAATTAACAGAAAGGAGAAAGAGAGTGGATCAGATTTCAATGTTTGACTTAATGTACCCAACATTTAAGACCGACAAACCGGTGCGATTGATAGAACTGTTTGCCGGAGTTGGTTCTCAGGCGATGGCACTTCGTAATCTTGGCGTACCGTTTGAGCATTACCTTATGTCTGAATGGGAAATGCACGCCACGGCATCATACAAAGCTATTCACATGGCGGACGATGATACTGATTACAGCGCAGAAATGAGTTCTGAGGATGTTATACAGGCACTTACTCAGTTGGGAATATCCGTGGATGGAAAGAAACCTCTCACGGAAGAGCAGATAAGGAGTCATTCATACAGTGACGCATGGCGCAGAGAGTGTTACAACAACATAAAAGCCACACACAACCTTGTCAACATTTGCTCAATGAGGGGAGGTGATCTGGCAATAACGAATACTGACAGATACACCTACCTTATGACGTATTCGTTTCCATAAGACCTTGCCAGGATTTATCACTCGCCGGAAAGATGCGAGGAATGAAAAAAGGATCAGGAACACGTTCCGGGTTACTGTGGGAAGTTGAAAGACTTCTGAATGAGACAGAAAATCTTCCACAGATACTTCTCATGGAGAATGTGCCACAGGTTATCAGTGCGGACAACATAGATGATTTTCATAGCTGGTGTAGTTTCCTTGAAAGCAAAGGATATAAGTGTTATACACAGGTGCTCAATGCAAAGGACTACGGGGTGGCACAGAATCGTGAGAGATGCTTCATGGTATCTATTCTCGGAGATTACAATTACAAGTTTCCACAGCCGGTCCTGTTGGATAAGACAATGAAAGATTATTTGGAGGACGAGGTAGACGAAAAGTATTACATCAATTCTGAAAAGGCACAGAAACTCATTAAAGACCTAAGAGAAAGCGGTCAGTTAGACGGCATCTCAAAAACTGTTCGGGGGGGGCAGAGGCTCAATAGACAGACACCATTGGGATGCAGTTCTGCAGAAGCAGACAGCCCATGTAACGAATGAACCGCCCCGTGATAATCGCCCACACAGGAACCGGAGGGGAACGTGGGAGAATAATGAATCCTGACGGAATATCTGTGGCGTTATCGGCAACGGATTATAAGGATCCACCCAAAGTTCTAGTGGAGGACAGAATAAATGGCAGACAGGATAATTGTAGTTGGCTCGCTGAACCCAGAAAAGGAAGTTCAGGACAGAGTCCGAGTTCTATCGGGGGGGGGGTATTTGCCAAGCAATAAGGGCAACAGACTACAAAGATCCTCCGAAAGTGCTTGTGGAATATACGACCCATACAACAAAGCGTTGTACGAATTGATATGTCCTACCCTACTGGCAAGTGACTATAAACATTTAAAATATGTGATTGAGGAAACAGATGGAAGTTAGACAGATAGGGAATTTTCTAACTGGTGGTAGTTGGGATAACCCTCAATGCGGAAGAGTGTATTCCGTAGATGGAATTGCACCAACGATAACCACTTGTGGGGGGGGTAATAGGGAACCAAAGATATTAGAAATCAAGGAAAGGAAAGAAAATATTGCAGACCGGAATTAAAAGGTTAGGCAATATTCTCCCTACTTCGACCAGAGACAATCCGAACCAAGGAAGAGTGTATGACACCGGTGGGATAGCTCCGGCGATCACGAGTGGGGGGGGTACTGTACCTTGCATCATAACAGAGACGGAGGCTAAACATATTGCAGAATCAGAACGATAGATTGTGCAATATCTCTTCCACAAATTCATGTGGGGGGGGTACTCACAGTTACCAGAAAGAGCAGACCGTATGTGAACTCAGAAGCGATGAGGGAATAAGATTTTTCAAAGATGGCTGCTGCGGAACTTTAAGAACAATAGACGGATGTGGAGACAAATGTGTGATTGAGAGAATAATTTGTGCGTCAAGAGGGAGAAATCCTACGAACCCATCTGATAGAACCGTAGGCGCACCGACAGAACAACGGTTAGAGCCGAACTCACAGGGTATATGCAATACGCTTACGAGCGTTGCGAAAGACAATTATGTTTTGGAGATAAAAATAAATGAGGATTGATTTTGCGATATGTCGTTGTGTCAGAACCGAATACGGCAAAAGGATAAGAAAGTTATATGAAAGCCACCAGATTTCAGAAAAAAGAGGCAACATGACCCAACTTGAAACAAGAACTGATGGCATATCCAACACACTTACAACAGTTCAGAAAGACAACCTTGTTTTGGAGATAAGGACGGTGGATGATGGATAAAGAGTACGTAGGTATCAGGCAGGCAACGGCAAAAGGCTACATAGAATGTGAGATAGGCGGTGTCGCAGATTTCTCTTATCCTACAAGCAAGATACGGAGAGGGAGGGTGCAGGGCGGCGGTCATGTTTGCCCGACACTGACGGCGCAGAGTATGGGGATTTGCCGTATAGAAAAATTTGATCGTGGGGGGGGGCAAGACAGTATGCAACATAATGATATTTCAGAAGATAAGGAGATTGATGTGGCAAAAGTAGGACAGGTTTCCACAGATGGAAGTCAGTGCGGATCAGTTTATTCAGACGATGGAAACGCACCGACACTGACTGCCGGAACACACGGAGATGCGAACTCAAAGGTATGTACAGAGTATCGCATACGAAAACTCACACCAAAAGAGTGTTGGAGACTGATGGATTTCTCAGATGAGGATTTCCATAAGGCAGAGAAAGTAAACAGTAACACTCAGCTTTACAAACAGGCCGGAAACAGCATTGTAGTAAATGTTTTAGTGGCGATTTTAGGGCAGCTGTTCTCTGGAAAAGAGGATGTATATAAAAACTGCGAGGTAAAAACAGAAAGGTAGACAAAATTTATGCAGAAATTGAAACAGACTATCGTGAAAAGAGAATCCCACATAACAAATGTATGTTATAAGGATGTTGAAATCAAAGAGGACTTCAAAAAGTTCGTTGAAAGAGTAACGGATGCCTGCGAGGCGGTTGATGGAAAATTCCTGAGTGTGTCATATCCGAGTGAGGATGTCGCAGTTATTCTTTACAAGTGGTCTGACGGATTACATTAAATTTTTTTTGCAGAAAATGTTTAACCAACCGAACAAAAAACAATTTAAAAGGAGAAAAATCAGTATGTTTGGAAAGACAGAAAAGGAAAAACAGGAAGATAACAAGGAAGCGGACGTTGAGTATGCAGACTATGAGATCTGCCGGAAAAGCAAGGTAGGAGAGTATTTACAGACCGGTCAGGAGTTTTTCGTTGCGGACATGAAGAAAAAGAAAATCTACAGTTCCAATGATCTGAGACTGAGAGAACTGTCCGAAAAACTGGACTTAGAGCACACATTCGTATTCAAAGAAGCGAATTATATGTAACACCAGAAAGGAGATATAGAAGTGGGAAATAAACACGTTATATCCGACCTTTATCAAATGCAGTCACTCTCACTTAAAGCTAAAATCAGCATGACAAAGCGGAGAATCAGTGAGTGGGTGGATATGTATGGAAAGGACGGTGTGTATGTATCTTTCTCTGGTGGAAAAGACAGCACGGTTCTCCTTGACATTGCAAGGCAACTGTACCCAAACATCAAGGCAGTGTTTGTTGATACTGGACTTGAATACACGGAAATTCGTCTGTTTGTAAAAACAGTCAGTAATGTGGACTGGATAAGACCGAAGCTGACATTCAGACAGGTAATTGAGAAATACGGCTACCCGTTCATAAGCAAAGAGGTTTCTGAGTGCGTATACGGTGCAAAGAAATTCTTACGTGGGGGGGTACAGCCAATTCTACCGTAAGCTCACTGGATGTGGAGAGTATGCGAAGAATAACTCCGGGGGGGCAGACAACAAGTATAGAAAACTTAGGGGACTGGGAGAGTATTCCCGTAAGAGTAAAGATACTGTTCGGAGCGATGACAAAGGGGAATATCCCTAACGGAGAAAGAAGTAAATACAGTTGCGAAAGATACAAATTCTTTATCAACTGTCCTTATGAGATTTCATCAGAATGTTGCAAGGTTATGAAAAAAGCTCCGGCACATTCCTATGCTAAATCAACTGGCAGAAAACCAATGACAGCCCAGATGGCAACGGAAAGTCGGTTAAGGACACAGCAATGGCTTAAAAATGGCTGCAATGGATTTGATATGAAATCTCCGATAAGCAATCCAATGTCATTCTGGACGGAACAGGATGTGCTTACATATATCAGATTGTACGGAGACGATATGGTTCGCCGGAGGGCAGGACAGAGCGATGAGTACATGAAATATGGCAACAGATACGTTTCGAGAGAGACAGGAGCAACGATGGAATCCGCAGAGATTGGCAGACCGATATGTTCCGTTTACGGAGAAGTTGTGACGGAGGATGAGGAACACGGTCAAATGACTCTGGCAGATGTGACAGACTTAGGAATATTTGATTTTGGCAGACCACTACTCAAAACTACCGGATGTGAACGCACCGGATGTATGTTTTGCGGATATGGATGCCATTTGGAAAAGTCTCCCGGACGTTTTGAAAGGATGAAGATAACACATCCAAAACAGTACGAATACATTATGAAACCTTGGGACGATGGAGGACTTGGTTTCAAAGAAATTATTGATTGGATCAATGAACATGGAAATCTGAATATTAGATATTAGGAGGCAGATATGACACAGAAACAGTTAAGAGACCTTAATACAATCGTGGAAACCTACGGTTCGGATAAACAGGAAGATATGGCAATCGAAGAGTGTTCGGAACTCATCAAAGCCATTCTGAAATTCCGCCGGAGCAACACAAAGGATTCCGATTTGAGAGATGCGGTTATTGATGAAATCGCAGACGTACAGATTATGCTCACACAGCTTGGAATTATTTTCAACTGCGTGGAAGAGGTCAATGAGCGTATTGATTTCAAGATTGACCGCCAGATAGGAAGAATTACGGAAAGAGAGGCAAGGAACAATGTTTGTTAAGTCTCAGGATGGAGCGGTAGTTCTGAACAACGACAAGGTAACAAAATATGAAACCACGGACAAATACGATGGGCGGTACAAAGTTACTGCCCTCGTAGAAGAACAGAATATTGTGATTGGCAGATATTCAACCAAAGAAAAATGTAGAATGGCGATTTCGATGCTTATGGACTGCCACACCATGAATTTGCTCTTTGAAAGAGGACAGGATGAAAACCCCAGAGACTTAGTATGTGAATATGTGGCGAATCAACCGCTTGGAGTGTTCGAGATGCCGCAGGAGGATGAGGTCTATGAGGATAGGACTGATTGACGTAGATGGACACAATTTTCCCAACATACCACTTATGAAACTGTCGGCATGGCATAAAAACATAGGCGATTCTGTTGAGTGGTATAGCCCATTATTTTCTGGACACATGGATCGTGTGTATATGTCAAAGGTATTCGGTTTCACACCGGATTATGAACATTTTGTAGATGCAGATGAGGTTATACGCGGTGGTTCTGGGTATTGCATAGAAACAGTAGACGGGAGAGAGATTTACCACAAAGAAAGAGATCACACACTGCCGGAAGAGGTGGAACACATTTACCCGGACTACAATCTTTACCCTGAATTATGCAAAGATACGGCATACGGATTTCTTACAAGAGGTTGTCCAAGAGGCTGCAATTTCTGTCATGTTGAAGCAAAAGAGGGAAGATGTTCCCGTAAAGTTGCAGATTTGTCGGAATTTTGGAGAGAACAGAAAAATATAGTGCTGTGCGATCCGAACCTCATAGCTTGTAAAGACTGGAAAGATTTATTGCAGCAGCTCATTGATAGCAAAGCAAAGGTAAACATCAACCAGGGAATAGACATTCGCATTATGACAGATGAAAAAGCGGAAATGATAAGACAGTTAAGAGTTGACAGTGTTCATTTTGCATGGGACCGGTACGAAGATAAAGAACTTATTGTACCAAAGTTCAAAATGTTCAAGGACATAACTGGATGGAAAGCCAGAAAAACAAGCGTGTTCGTTCTGACGAATTTCGACACAACAATCGAGCAGGATTTGGAACGGATATATACCCTAAGAGATATGGATTACGACCCGTATGTAATGGTATATGACAAACAACACACAAAGGGTGGAGACACCGTTAGATTACTTCAAAGGTATGTGAATAACAGAAAAATTTTCAAAACCATAAAACGGTTCGAGGACTATAATCCGCGAATGGGATAGGAGGACACTATGAACAAAGAATTTTATAGAGGGGAAATCTTCTATATCCGCAACGAGAGTGAATATAGCGGAAATGTACAGGGGGGGGGTAGACCTGCGGTAATCATAAGCAATGATATTGGCAACAATGCAGGCCCCATATTGGAAGTGGTTTACCTTACCACTCAGGAAAAGAAACCGTTGCCGACACACGTTAAAATCAACAGTTCAAAATATCCGTCCACCGTGCTTTGCGAGCAGATTGATACGGTAAACAAGGATAAGGTTGGAGATTACATAGGGCAGTGTTCTATGGCGGAAATGAAAAAGATTGATGCAGCGTTGGCGGTAAGTATCGGCATTGGAATTAACATCAAATCGAATGATCTGGTAAAGAAGTGGGCGGAAGCTGCAAATGAAGCAGTGAAGCCAGACGAGAAAGAACCTGAACCTATTGCAGAAAAGGTGGAGATGCCGGACATTGAGACACAGTTGGAAATTGCAAAGATAACTGCTGAGAGGGACGTATACAAACGATTATACGAGGAAGCAATGGCGCGGAGATAGGAGGAAACATGGCTCTAATAAAGAGAGACAGAGAAAACTTCTGGATATTAAATTGGCTTGATGAGTACATGACCGGTCACAAAGGATTTATATGTGGAGGATGTTTCAAAAACATATTCAATAAAGAAAAGGTAAAGGACCTTGATATTTTCTTTGAGAATGAAAGCGATTTTGATGATGCGGTACAGTATTTTGACAGTCAGACACCAGGATATGACGGAGACGATGTAAGAGATGAGAAATATCATTTCCAATACGAAAACGACAATGTAAAGGCATACAAACACATTGAAACAGGTGTTGTGATTGAACTTTGTTGCAAAATATTTGGAAAACCGGAAGAAATTCTGAATAAGTTCGATTTCACAATCACGAAGTTCGCATATTACAAAGAGGAAGTAGAGGATGAAACTGGTGCGGTAGCGAAAAGACAAGAACTTCCGTTTGAAACTCTGGAAGATGAACATTTCTTAGAGGAAATTGGAATACCGGAAACACACATTGAGTACAAAATCCTGATGGATGATGCGTTTTTTGAACATCTGCATCTTAAACGGATTGTAATTGACAAAGATATTCCGTTTCCAATGAGCACTTTTGAACGGATGCTGAGATATGCAAAGTACGGATATTTCCCATGCAAAGAAACAAAGATGAAGATAATCAATGCACTTAGGGATTTGACAGACGAACAGGTTGAATTATCTGAAAGTCTTTATGACGGCATGGATTAAGGAGGAAACATGAAAAAGACAGCGAGAGTAATTATCACATCAAAGTGTGACCGGAAGTGTCCGGGGTGCTGCAACAGCAAATTGGATTACACATCATTGGCGAAAGTGATTGGCGGTATCACGGCATTAAAGGACTATGAGGAAGTTGTGATTACCGGTGGAGAGCCTATGATAAATCCGGCACAGCTCTACACAGTCATTAAAATGCTCAGAAAACAGAATAAGAGACAGAAAATTTATCTTTATACGGCTTGTCTGACAATGGACGATCATCCGGTAATTTTAAAACACTTGGATGGTATCACAGTAACAGTCCATGCAGAAGCCACAGATGAGGATATTCGTAATCTGAAATACATGAGTTCCAATCTCTACGATGAGGACTTGGATATGCGCCTGTTTATCGACAAGAGGGTGTACGATCGGTACGACTTATCTAATATCAGCATGAAAACATGGGATGTAGTAAGAAAACTGGAATGGAAAGAAAAGTGCGATCCGGCAGAAAATGAAGAACTGTTTTTGTGGAATCTTTATTAAGGAGGCTGCCATGGAAACTTATAGAGTTGTATCAATTACAGACAGAAAAGGCAATCCTAGAATTGAGGGCAGATACCCTCTCAGAGTAGGGAGAATGTGCAAGAAACCCACTCCAAGAAACGGAGATGCCATGATGATTGAATGGTTGGCTCAGCCGGATGGAACGCCGTATGTCGGCATGATTGTTACGAGTACGGTTATCGGATTCAAGACCGAGGATAGAGGAAAATACATCGAGGTAACAACCAGAAATACAATCTACACATTTGAGAGAGTATGAGAGAAACAGAAACTTTTGAGTATATCCGCCGGAAGTATCCGGATAAGGAAGAAACATGGAGAAAAGTCACACGGCTTGTCAAGTTTGATGAGAATTTGGAAGTAAAGAGCGTGCATGACTTCAACATGGAGTGCTACATATCATCATTTGGCAGGCTCATACGGAATGGAATCCTCTGCAATATGGCATACGGAGATAAATATGATATTTCCAGTATGTTCACAGATACGGACGGAAACCAAGTACGGTTTAAGAGACACCAGATTGTTATGCAGACTTTCTTCATGGAGGACAGACGGAGGTATGACACAGTAGACCATATAAACAACAGAGAGAGGTTCGACAATAGCATATACAACCTGAGATGGGCGAATAAGAGAGTACAGTGTGGAAACCGCAGGGACAAGCCAGGGAAACACAGAATGGTTATCTGTATAGGCGATGAGGAAGAAATCTTTTTCTCATGTCGGGAGGCGGAACGACTGTACAATCTACCGCCGAACTCGGTCGGTAAGGTATGCCGCGGAGAACTGGAATCCATATATGGTTACAGATTTGGATATTTGTAGAGGAAAGGACAAGAAACGAATAGATATGAGTGATTTCACAGAGATATTCGCAGTAGATTTTGACGGAACACTCTGCGAGAACAGATGGCCGGAAATAGGGCTACCGAATAAGAAATTGATAAGCTACCTTATTCGCAAAAGAGAAAACGGAACAAAACTCATCCTCTGGACGTGCCGGAATGAGGAACAGACGCAGAAAGCAGTGGAGTGGTGCAAACAGTACGGATTAGAGTTTGATGCAGTCAATGACAATCTGCCTGAGTTGGTAGAAAAGTTTGGAAACAATACAAGAAAAATATGTGCCACCTGTTACATTGATGATAATGCAGGAAACAGAGAGGACTATGGTATTCCTTATTTTGCAGAACCGGATCTTGCGAATGACACATTTATTAAATACCCAGTTGGAAGCGAGTGGATATTGAAATGTGATGGATTTGAGATACCTGTTTGGATTAAAAAAATGAGCATGATCGACAACTGGATTTTGGTTGTGAGTATAAGTGATGATCCGAAGTACAAGTATTTCGAAGTCCGCCGGGAACCGGAATGGTTTGATGGCAAATTATTTCCAAAGGAGCGATAGGAGAATGAAGAAAAATAAAGTAAACCCGAAAGAGTTTGATTGTCAGCGTTGTGGCAATCAGATCTTTAAAAGCCGTCTGCGTGATGATGTAAAGTGTTGTTTCTGCGGCTATGTCAATCATGTAGGGAAATATGTCAGGAGGAAACGTAATGGATAAAACGAAAATAGAGTGGGCTGACAGCACATGGAATCCGATTACCGGCTGCCGTCATAAATGCCCTTATTGTTATGCCAGAGGTATTGCAAACCGTTTTGTATCACGGAAAGGATGCCATCTGGTAGAACCTGAGACATACAGACTTGGAGACGATGGTTCTGAAACTTATGAGATCAATAAGCAACCGTATTATGTTGATGATGAGACCGGAAAACAATTCAGATGTGCCTATCCGCATGGATTTGTGCCGACAATCCACAGATACCGCATGGGAGAATACAGAGACAAAAAGAGGCAGAGAAATATCTTTGTCGGATCAATGTCAGATGTGTTTGGAGAGTGGGTTCCTGATAGATGGATTAGGGAAGTGTTTAATGCTTGTGAGAAAGCTCCACAGCATAATTACCTCTTCCTCACAAAGAATCCCGGAAGATATATGGAGCTGCATCATTATGGAGAATTACCACTCAGAGATAATATGTGGTATGGAACAACGGTCACAGATCCAGATACGGAGTATATGGGGCAGGACGGACACTATGAGTTCCATACGTTTTTGTCAGTAGAACCTATACTGGCAGACTTTGGAGAATTGAGTGAGAAGTCATACATCCCGGAGTGGATTATCGTAGGAGCGGAGACTGGCAGCAGAAAAGATAAAGTCATACCAAGACGAGAATGGATAGAAAATATTGTGGAGCAGTGCAGGAAGTACAACATACCGGTATTTATGAAACCAAGCCTCACGGACATTTGGGGCGAAGAACTCATTCAAGAGTTTCCGAAAGCCCTTATCCATGCCTGATTTATTCCAGAGCATTGATAAGAATATGGTTAAATCGCCGGTAGCGTACTGCAAAACACACAAAGGGTATCTATCAACGAAGCAAATGAAAGTCCATAAGTGCTTACAGATAGGATGCACCGGACTAGAAAGATTAGATCATCCATTCTGGGATGAACGCCAACGCAAAAAGGATGAAGCAAAGAAAAGGAAGAAACAACAATAAATTGATTCACGTCTCATTTGACGAAGTGGAAAAGTTCATACCGAGAATACCGAAGCAGATCTGCCCCAATGAGGACAACACCACTCCGAGGATATGCGTAGCACCGAATGTATTAAGTGCGATGCAGGCAATGCCGCAAGGTGGAGAGGTTGTTTATTACATGGCAAGACTTGGAGTGCCGGTAATAATCCATGCGTACTACATAGAGAGTGATGCTGTCCTCATGCCGGAGCAAATATCGGATAAGGTGCCGGATGCCATTGCCACGGGAGAAATGTGGGTAACGGAAGTTCCGGCAGCAGTCCGGCGGATAGATTATGAGATTAGAAACCCATTTGTACCGAAGAGAACAGATAGGAACGGCACAAGGGAAAGATTTCTTATCACATACGGAGAACTGAAAAGAGTTCGGTATCAGGATAATTGGAGAAATCTTTCTGCCAGAACAGCAAAGAGTGAAAAGGCAGTAGAGTGGTTTATGGAGAATAAACCGGACATATCGTACAGAACATTTATGTCAAATATGGACGAAGAGTTATTAAAGTCATTCAATGTGGAATTAAAGGAGGTACTAGAGTGAATAAAAACAGAAAGAAGCACACACCACCGATCAATAAGCCGGTCCAGACTCTCAATCTGGTAGACTATTCAGAAATGAAAATGCCGGTCGTTGTGGTATATGATAGCCCCTTGGATTTTCCGGGGAAAGTCATCGCAAGAGTGTGGGAGGCATCGGTCAACAGACCAACAAATGTGTACTGCCAGTACGAAACAATCGCTCAATGCGAGAAAGATGCAATGTCAGCCGGATTCATTATGAAATTTCCGAGAAGTTTATCAGATGATACTCACATCGTTGCAACATACATGAGATAGGAGGGCAATACCATGGCAAAGAAAAGAAGCTGCCGCAGAACTGAGGATGAGGATAAGATTCACGAAAAAGCCGTAAAGATGCGGAAAATGACGGATGAGCAGCTGGTACATTATGTTGAGGACAGAGTGGAGAAAACCAGAAGTGAGGGCTTTAATCAGGGTAAAAAGTCCTCCGGCGGAGCGGATATTAACAAATTTCTCAAAGAGATTTCTTAAATCAAAGGGATTGGAGATGCTACAATCTGCAAAATTGCGGATCATTTCAGAAAGGCAGGAAACCAGAATGAATAAGACGGCTTTGCAGAGGTTTGAGGAACGGAGTCGTGTTGTCTCAACTGTGAAAAGTTGATAGTTAAGCACACAAAGAGAGGACACATAAATTTCTGCGGAGAGAGTGAGAAAATCATTCTGGATATGTTTCTTGATGTCGGAACCAACTTCTCAGGATGCAAATATGCAAGAAAGGAGCCGGACGATTATTAAAACGTGGTTCAAGGAGTATGAAAAGATCATGGACAAGGCGGTTGTGGTATATCCGTATGAATGGGATTGTATGTCAGAGAAACAGCGGAATAAGATTCTTTCTAAGAAAACCGCTATTATGAGCGGAGAAAGCGGATACGCCTGTAAATATTATGAGATTATCGGAAACGTAAACAATCTGTCCGACCATGACTGTGCAGTCATAGCAGACGGTGGAAACCTCTGTTTTGGTTACAGAATGGAGGGACAGAGAATAGTGGTATACACGGATTAGGAGGATATGTGATGATTACAGCAAAAGAATTAGCAGACAAGCTCAATGGAAGAGCATACGGAGACAGTTTTGACGATGTAAAGCAGGAAGCAAAGGAAAGTGGTCTGGTTATCGTTTACGGAGCATCTGACGATCTCATGGAGTTTGATGGTGCAATCTACGATGAGGGCGGCTGCTTCGATGGAGGAAGAGTGTACTTCGACAGAGACGGCGTAGACCAGGAGGGAGAAGAACGTGCAAACTGGATAGATGCTGTCTGGTGTGATGGCATGAACAGGGACGGACTTCCGGCAACATGGACTTACAAAACAGACATTCCTTGCGAACGATTTGACATCTGGGAAGATGGGAAAATCTACTGCGTAGGACTTGTATTTTCGATCGAGGATCTGAAATGAAAACAGCGGAAACCGTAGCATTGGAAAAGGCGATCAGAAGAGCCACATACAAAATGGGAACATTCGGTTGTTATGAGGTAACGATAGGATATGGCGGCAGGGAACGTGTGGACTACATGACATACGACACCAAGGGCATTTTTCGATGCTATGAGGTCAAGGTATCAAAGGCAGATTTCCACAGTGCAGCAGTTAAATCGTTTGTAGGTCACTACAACTATTATGTGCTTACCCGAGAGCTTTACGATCAGGTCAAAGGAGAGATCCCGGACTGGGTGGGCGTGTATATTGGCGATTACTGTGCTAAGAAAGCCAAGAAGCAGGATTTATCCGGTAGGGAATATAGAACACGCCGTTCAGTAGGTGGTCGTAGCACAGAGGTTTCTACACCGTGGGAGGATATGTTGAAAGAAAGCATGATACGTTCTCTTTATAGGGATTCTGACAAGCTGATTTTGACAGAGGACGAGCAGTACATAGGCCGGCTTAAAAGGGAGATTGACAATGTGAGGCGTGAGAGAGATAGGGAAACACGAAGATATACTAAGCTGTGGAAAACGCTTGTAAAGGAATTTGGTTACGATAGAACAGCAGAGCTATTAGAAAAGGCAGAGGAATAAAACCTCTGCCCTTTGCATTATGCGCAGTATTTAATAGCGTACTCACTGACAATCTTTGAATAGATTTCACGGAGTTTTTTATCTTCCTCAATCACATCAAGCTTGCGAGCATTGTTAATGTCTGTTTTCCGGCATCCACTGTCTGACATCCTTTGGCGTTTATTGCGAAGTCTGGTATTAAGATCGCATCCGGCACGCCGTTCCAGTTCGGAATACATTTCAGTATTAAGATACTGGAAGTCTGCACTGCACGAACGTTGAATAAGGCGTATCTTTTTGACGATTTCCTCACGCCAGTTGTCTGTGATAGGAAGAACGGCTTCTTTGATGTTATCGGTTGTTGTGATGGCTTTCTGTGCCAGTTCTTTAGCCTCTCTTGCAGCCTGTTCTTGTGCAGCAACAGCTTCAAACATCTGCTGAAAGAGTTTTAACTGTGGAGACAGATTGGAGTGCTGAATGGCTTTCTCTTTCACACGTTCCTCAATGGTAGTGAAATATTCCCTTGCCTGCTCTGCTTTTTCTCCATTGCCTTTAAGGGAGAGCTTCTTGGCAAAGTGAGCCGTAAGGCGGTAATCGGTAGTCGGTCTGCCACCGAGAGGGTTTTCTTCTTTAATGACGAAAACCTCAAAGTCCTCATGTTCAGTGGCAAATTCGTTATCAGTGATGTTTACTTTACACCATCTGGAGTAATTCTTTGGGTCAAGTTCTAAAAATTCATAAAGATTTCTAGCAGTAGTCATACCCTCACTGTCAATATCAAGAGCAATCTCAATAGGAGTGCGAGTATCGGTTATCATTTCATTCATTCGCATTTACCTCCGATAAAATGTGTTGTACGCTGACAAGGTTTTTATTTATCATACAGAGCATATCTGCAATCTGGTTAGAATACATTGGGAGTAGATTCTTAGCAGAATCTCTCATAGGAGAAACATTAAAACCGTATGCCAGAATGAGTGTATGCAATCCTGAGACAGCGTGGTTTACTTCTTTGTTGATTTCGTTAACAGTTTCCACATTCATGCAATATTATCCTCCGAATTTTATATTGTTTTCCGTAGAGGACAATGGTATAATCAGATTTACCGAAGTCCGAACGGACGGAGGCAGAACTGAGAGATTGCGACATTTGACGATGGGAGCAGTCTCTCTTATTTTGTTATCACTGATTCAATACCTTTTATCATTACTTCTGTTTTCGTCACTCCGTGTTCGGAACAATACCGCTCTATCCGTTCGTTAAGTTCCTTTGATATACGGCAACGAATGACAATATCCTTTGGATTATCAGCTTTTGGTCTGCCTGTTCGTGGCGACATACAACGCACCTCCTTTTTATTGTAGCCACAAAAAGTATTATAGAGATGTAGCCACAAAAAGTCAATAGCAAATGCCTGTTTTTCTGAACAAATGTTTGCAACCGACACTCAATGCAATAATGTTTAGTAGACTAGACATCAATGGTAAAAAGAAATGCCCCGTATTTCAGAGGCATATCCTTTTATTTCTGATTTTTTCTGGACAGCAAGAAACCGATACCTGCCAACAAAGCTGCAAGGGCACCGATTATACAAGCGATACCAATGTCTCCAAACATCATCATGCCAAGAAGTAGACCAATAGCTCCAAGAATGATAAGAAGAATACCAATAACTAACATAACCTCGACCTCCTTTCAAAACATTTATATCAACGCTTTGTAGCGTGATAATACACTTTTACATCATCAAACGAACCATCAGAGTAACATTCAATGGTCTTTGTTACTGTCTGTCCTGCTTGGAGTACGCAATCAGAAGATACATTGTCTAAAAAAATGTTTCCAAAACCTACAGGATTCCCATTTTGGAAAAAGATTGCAAATACTTCTGGATAGTCTATATCCTCACTTCCAATATTTGTTGCTTTTACGATAACTCCATCAGAGTTGGTAGCTTCAACAGAACAGTCCATCATATCCGTCACAGATATGGCAGAACTTCTTGTAACAGTCATAGAGTAATCAATATTATCAATGTCATTAACTGAAATGCCATCAAAGTAATTCCATAATGGATAGGAACTGCCAGGGGCAATGCCGTATATGTTGGATGAAGATGTTGAAATGGTGCTACCGTCACTTCCATTTGCGGTAAGGTTAGCGTCAACATCCACTGTTACATTGGAATTGTTTATTGCAACTACAAATGCGTATGTATCGCCCATGCCCTCAAAGTAGTACAATTCCGTATCAACCATATCTGCCAGAGTTTGAGAACTATCTGAACTTTCGGTTTCGACTTCAATCGCATCACTATTGGCAGAATTTTTTGTAACTGTGCCGGAAGATGGAGAGGACGGAGATAACAGTATAATCATAAAGATAACGATTCCGATTGATGAAGTGACAATACCTCCGACAGCCATACCTACATTCTGTTTCTTTGCGATTGCAATGATTCCGAGTGTCAATGCAACAATACAAGGCACGATTCCGATAACAATTACGACTGCTATTAAACCAACGATTCCCAAGACTAATGATAAAATACTCAATGCGTTATTTTTCTTTTCGCTCATAACATACCCTCCATGTTCAATGATTAGTCCATTATACATCAATGTATAAAATAACGCTACTTTATTCGCTTGCTTTGAAGTTATATACCGGCTTCAATACTGTGAGAACATCAACGGTATCTTTGATACAGTCTATGATTTCCTCAATGGTTCCTTATAGCATTTGTCTATTTGAACACGTTCTTATCAAGCGGCATCGTGCGTTCCGCCGGAGATACGCGAGTGTCAGGAGATCCCCATATCCTTATCCGGTTTCACATTAAAGCCGGAAAACCTGTCAGCCAACAAAGGGATGGTGTATGCCGTTTTCAACCCTCATACCGGCGGCAGCTTTCACATTAAAAACTGCCAGAAACTTGTTACCAAACACTCAAATAGACAAATCTTATAAGGAACCATTACTCTTCAAAATCAATGTCTTTATTTCCTTGTATCTCAATCATTTGTTCATCCGTGGATATGCAGCTATTGAGTTTTTCAATCTCATACACCATTGTTCTCTGAATTGGTCTGTTTTCATATTTGCATATCACATCAAGTACATCATCAATGCTTACCAATCTGATACCCATACAAGCCTCCGTGCGCCTTATTTTGGACGGTAAATAATATCAACACAACTACTCAGCACACTCTCAACCTTTTCATCTGAGATGCCAATATAACGCCTTGTGACGGCAACGGAAGAGTGCTGCAAAAGTCTACGGACAAGTTCAATATCATTCCCGGATGCCTCATAACATTTTGTGGCAAACATCTTTCGGAAAGAGTGTGTACCAATATGCTCATATCCAAGGTAGTCGCAGACTTTTGCAAGGTGTTTCTGCACATACCGTTCTGTTATTGGGAATATGATAGAGTTGTAGCCTATCTCAAACTTATCACAGTATTCTTTGAGATATTCATATACAGAATCCGGCACAGTAAAAGTACGCTTTTTCCCGGTTTTCTGTTCCACAATGTCAAAACGGTATCTGTTTCTATCCTGTATTATGTCATTAAGTTTCAAAGAGAGAATATCCCCGATTCTCAATCCTGTATTTGCTTCAACAACAAGAGCTGTCGCAACCCTTGGGTTAGGTTGGATTGAACCGCATCCCTCATAAATTGTAGAGATGATGGTCTCATACTGATCATTCGTGCAAGCAACCGTTGTCTTTCCTGCCATTTTAACCACCTCCTACTTACTGATTTTTCATCAATCCACCAACAACATTATTGATTGCCGTCTCTGAAACGAACCCACCCTGCAGTCTTACAGGAGTAAGGGAACCGTTAGGGAGGAAAAGCATATCTCCATGCCCCATGAGCTTTTCGCCGCCGGCCATATCCAATGCGACCATAGAGTTTGTGACTGTACCGACACGGAGACAGATCTTTGTAGGCATATTTGCCTTAATCAATCCGGTAACAACCTTTGCAACCGGGTACTGTGTAGCGATTACAAGGTGGATGCCACAGGCACGGGCTTTCTGTGCGATTCTTACAATAGAACCCTCAACTGATTTACCGCCCATGCTCATAAGGTCTGATAACTCATCAATGAATACAATGTCTCTTCTCATCGGTCTATCTGCGAACTTCTGATTGTAGCTGTCAATGTCACGGCATCCGGCAGCAGCCAGAACGGAGTAACGGCGATCCATCTCAATACAGAGGTTCTTCAATAAATCAACTGCGCCATTCACTTCGGAAACGACTGTACAAGCTGCGAGGTTTTTATAATACTCAAACTCGGTAGCCTTTGGGTCAATAATGTATAAGTGCATCTGAACCGGGTCTTTCTTTATCAATAGGGAAAGAATAAGGTTGTGCAGCACGATTGATTTACCGGATCCGGTCATACCAGAAATAAGGATGTGGCACGCCTTGGCAATATCAATGTAATGCTTGGAACCATCAACCGCCATGCCGATTGCCATTGTAAAACCATCGGAGGACTGAAACTCATTATCAATAAGCATATCCCCCAGGAACACGGTTTCTGTACCGGTAGGAACCTCAATATACACATAACCGTTGTCAAATCTCAATGAAGCATTGCAATGTAAGGCTGCCTGAAATTCCTTTTCGCGTCTCAATATGGACTGCACCTGAGTACCAGGAGCCGGTTCAATAACATACTGAGTTAGGCGTGGACCCTGATTGATATTTACGAGGGTAGAAGCAAGGCGGAACGCGTTCAATACACTCAATATGGTTTCTGCTTCTGCCTTTATTTCACGAGATCCCCATGAGATGTGATAGTTCATAGTTTTATCAACCGCTGGGAACACATACGGCTTTGTAGGAACATACGCCGGAGCGGTTGTGGCCGTCTGCCTCTGTGCGGATTCTTTCAGTCCGGCATTAAGGAGAGCACGGGCCTCATTATGTTTTCTATTTGCCGTTAATGCCTCCATACAGTTTACAAATACACTTTTCTTTCTCATGGTTCTCAATCCTTTCTTTATCTGATACCGGCATGACATATTTTGTTATTCAATGCCTGCAACTCTTTGATATGGGTATCAATAGCTTTGAGTGATGTAGTATCACATACAAGACGTTTCGCCTGTCCTGCGTTGTCAATCATAGTCAAAACGCCATCGCTTAATAGCGTCAATTCTCTTTCATTAAAATTCAATACAATGTTGCCCATCCCTGTTACCTCCTACCACATATCCATTTCTGAAAATGTATTCAATACAATTTCTGTTTCGTCCTCTTTTATATCCAGATAGTTCCCGGTGTTCTCAATAATTTTCAATGCGGATTCCTTACTTATAGGGCGTTTCTCCGCACCCCTATAAGCAAAACCATATCTGTGATAAAGCGGTTTATTAGAAGCTCTTACAACACCCGCAGCTTCCGAGCGATTCAATGTACCATTATAAAATGACATATTTAACATTTTGTGTTACCTCCATATTACACGCTGTTACTCAATGTTACAATGTAACGATTAAGCTAATATACTCTCAATCATCCGGCGGTTATTCGGCGTTACCTCTCCGCCATAGTTGGAAACTGTCAATATAAGATCAATAGCTGTTCTCAATCCTCTGATTTCAGAACTTACACAACAACGCTCATTGTGTAAATGCTTCAATGCTTCGCACTGGATAGGAATATCTACGGATAACTCTAAACGATCACGCCGGGATGCTGTCGGGTTCTTTTCCATCTCGCGCATGGCATCAATAGCAGCGATCCGGCGGTTTTCGTCCTCGCTCATGCGTCTTTCTTTTGCTTCAAGGCTTGCAACCTTGGCCTGCAGCAGTTCAAAACTGCTCATACCGTTCTCAATTCTCAATAATGTATTATTCATGGTCTTTTGTCCTCCTACATAATAAACTTGTTTACTTTTTCGGTTATGTCCTCAATACCGTTTTTATATGCTGCCAGAATGGCAAGGCTTGAAATACTGCCGGGTCCTGACATTGGGAACACAGAACCGTCTAAAATAGCAAAGTATCTTGTAATAGCTGTTTTCTTACTGAAATATGCTTCATCAATACCCGGATGATCTCCGGCGGATGTCTCAATGTTGTACTTTACAATGTAATTCAATGGCTTTTTCATGGTTTCAATACCTCCGATCCTATGCGTTTACTATTTCGTAACTGTCCGCAGTCCGCAATATTTACAAGTGCTATTAGGTGCTGCGGGTTCTCCAAAGATAAACCGGCGGATCTGGTCTTGCATGGTGTCTGGGATAAGCCGCGCCCACTGTGTAGCGTTCCGCCACCGGTTCACGGCTCTAGTTGCAATATAAAGCCGGTTGCGTGCCTCTGTGTCCATCTGGAAAACTTCGGCCAATGTGTCAACGGCGTTCTGCTCTCTGTCGTGAACCTCTCGCGCATAATTTACATGATTTTTCCGGGCTGTGATTTCCTCAAAGGAGCCACGGTATAAGGTTTTAGAACTATAACAATATTCGTTATATGCCTCATTTTCTGCGGTTACTGCGTCAATAAGTCTTTCGATGTCAATAATAATCATTGTTTAATACCTCCATTTATACGCCATAATAAGAACGGAGAGCGGAGAGCGTCGGAGCGGTGTGATCTGTCATACCGTGATCGAAGCAAGCACCCCACAAACCGCGGCTAATGTTGTAAAAGTGGAGTGTTTCACAACCATGAGAGCCACGAACGCCGGAACCGTCAAGCTCAATACAATAGTTTCCGGCTGATTCTCTTTTTAGGTGTGGCACTTCCTCAAAGTCCTCCACCGGCTCCCGGTGCTTTTCAAGTCTGACGGATCCGCCGCAGTTCTCACGGTACTCTTTAAGGCTTCGGCGTGCGTCTGCCTCGGTATATTCACTATTTTCACACTCCCAACCATAGCCGTAGTTTGTCATAATATCCCATCTATCGCGTGTTTTTCTCTGGTAACTCATCATAATAATCATCCTCCTATATTTTGAGAGGGAGCGCCCCGGAGGGCGCGCACCTCGTTATTGTTAATAGATGCGGTATATATAAAACTCTCCGCTTTCTATTTCTTCCCCGTCGTATCCTGCCAAAAAGTGGCCGCGCCCGTCTGCGCTTATTGCGTCACTTATAAAAACATCTAAATCCTCAATTAAAGCCATAACAAGGGCGTTTGCGGTCTCACAAATGCGGCTTTGAACTTCTCGCAATGCTTCAATTATTGCCTGATTCTCTCGGTCTGTTGTTTCGTTATATACCTTTGTATGCTGTAGAATAAAATCAGGGTTAAAAGCCCAAAGGTTTTCTTTAATTTCGGCGGCGGTTGCTTCGTCTGCCTCTTCATCTGTAAAAACAAGATATTCACAGCCACAAACCTCAAAAGAGTTATAGCTTTCATTATATGCGGTTTCAGATGTTACGCCCTCGAAATCCTCAGCGGTTAAGCCCTCGGCATTTTGTAAGTAGTCTTTCAAGTTGTTGAATTTTGAAATAATAGAATTGTTCATGTCTTTCCCTCTCTTTTTTGTTGTTCCATCCGGGAAAGCTTGTTATAATAGGAGACAAACCCCGGAGGGGTGGCGGCGGTCCGTGTTCGCTTGGTAGGTGTTGCGGATCCGCCTTTTTTTAATTAGTTGCATTTTAAGTTCGGCGGCGGTTGCGGTTGTTATGGTCTCGTCTTAATAAGTGCCGGCTTTCTGTTGCCTTGGTCCGGTCTGAAAGCTGTTGATCTTTTGGGGTACACCGTGCGCCCTGCCTGCCTTGCTTGTTTGTTTTGATGAACGTCAGTCGGTTCGTTTTGTTCCGTTGTGGTTCGTTCTTTATGTCTGTATTGTAAACCGCACACTTTACAAAGTCAAACAAAAACTTTACATATTTTTGGATTTGTGAAAAGTGTATAGCCGACTAAACAAAACAACGGCGGTTTATTGTGTAAATTGCACACTTTACAAAGTGCAGAAAACCCCGGCGCAGTCTTTACCATGTAAACGGCAGACTTGACACGGGGCGCATATTCCTATATATTAGAGGAGTACAGAGAGAAAGGAGGGCGGAGCCGGTGCGGTTGAGTTTTGGCGAGAAAATGCGCATTATAATGAAACGGCGCGGGGTATCGGTGCAAGATCTGGCGGATCGCTTGGGAGTGTCCCGGCAGAATGTAAACCAGAGACTAAACGCGGATAGATTCACGCTTGACGATATGGAGAAATACGCCGCCGCCATTGGTTGCGGAATTGAAATAGAAATAACAGAGCCGCCGGAGGGCGGAGCAGATCCACATATAAATAAATAAGGATAGCCGAAAAAGTAGAACGTAGGGCACAGAGAGAAGCAGAAAGCAGCTTTTCCCGGTGTCCTTTTTATTTTGCCATTCTGACAGCGTACAAGGCGCACAGAGGCACAGAAAGACAGGAGGCGGAGAGATGGCAGAGCGAAAAGAAACAGCGCAGAGAGATGCGCAAGGAGTACGAAAACAGAACTACAAGAGATTTAAAGAGGGGAGAGACTACGAAGCCACGGACGGCGAGGACATGATCGCATTGTGTGACATGATGGAGCACGGCATATTTAACATAGAGGAACAGACCGCAGAGAATGGGGAGAAGATAGAGCGGAGAGGGGGGAGACCTCGGAAAATAGAAACCGTTGAGGAACTGAAAACCGGAATACAAAAATATATAAATTACATCCGGGACGAATCCGCCGCCGGTGTGCATTTAATACCAGATATAGAGGGCTTAGCACTTTTCCTGGGTGTTTCTCGGTCTACTCTGTTCGAGTGGCAGAAAGCCCGCCCGGGGGAGTTTTCGGACACATTAAAAAGCGCATTTAATGCAATAGCGGCAGTAAAGAAACAACTTGCAATGTTTGGCAAGATCCCGCCGATCGTGTTCGCAACTGATTTTAATAATAACCACGGTTACACACAAGCCGCACAAAAGATAGATTTAAACGTAGGCAAACAGGCGGCAGAGTTACCAACGGCGGCGGACATCGTGCAGCGTTTACCAGTGGAAACAGGGGGCACAGACCCGGCAGAACTGCCGGACGATCTCGAAAACCTTTAAAAATGGGCGTTTTGTGGTTCGTTTTCTTTTACTTTTACGAACTCCGGCACGTTTCTGGCGGTTTTGGTGTGGCGATCCGGGGACAGGTCCGGCAGCTTGTACCCTGGGGCGGGGGTGTAGAGCGGAGCGGATCAGGGGCAACTCACCCCTCTGAGTTCCCGAAAAATTAAAAAGCCCCAAACCACCCCAATCGTAAAACGGCAAAGAACCCCAAAAGCGTAAACCGCCCAATTTACAATGTAAGTATAAACACGGCATCCAGATAACAAATGGAAAGCGAAAGGTTTACAAAACCACAAAATCCAAAATCGGCGGATGCCTACCGGCATAGAAAGAGAGAAATATGGAACAAAACAAAGAAACAGCAACACAGAATGAACAGAGAGAGGCGGAAGTATGCAGAGAGAAGAAACAGACCGCATGGGACAAATGGAAAGAGGACACACTGCGGAAGTTCAACCGGACTGCATGACAGAGGCATACACCGTAGGGATCTCTGAAACGCATATCAGAAACAATGCAACGGTATTCCGAGTGTGGCAGATGATAGAGTGCGGAGAACTTACCAGAGAAGAGGGATTGTACCTCATGGTAAATACGCTTGCGGATGAAAACCATCGTCTGAATCAAATGTGTAATGACCTCATAATGAGGATGCCGTCACGTCTGCTCGTAGAAACGATAACAGGCGAAAAATAAAAATCGGCGGAGGCTTACGCCTCATAAGGAGAAAACCATGAAAGATGCTGAACAAATAGCAAACGCAGTAGCATACGCAATGGAGAAATGTTGCGAATGTCCGCTCACAGAGATATGCAATGAGAACTGCGAGAATATGTGGAAGAGGTTTCTTACATCCGGGAGGGTAAGGGGAAATCCATTCCGACAGAAAATCACTGCAAAAAGAATCTTGAACTGGTTCAAAAACACAGTGGCAGATGCGTGGGAAAATTCAGTTGTACGGCGAGCATTGATATTAACCCTCATTGTACTTGCGATAAGTCTTATCTTCATAGGTGGGTATAACCTTGGCAAAATTGTGGGCGCAGAAACACAGACGGAGGAAGATCTGGATGGATGGTAGGAACAGTGAATCTGAAAATTTCCCGGAAAATAAAAAGAGGTCTTGGTACAAGGAAGCGTGGTATAAAAGGTTATTCGACAAGATTTTGGTATCGTGTTTTCTTCCGTGCAAGCATGAGTGGGAGGTACTGAAAGTTCTATGTACGGCACATGATTACAGCGGATTTAAGTACGAGGTATGCAAATGTGGGTGTAAGAAATGCGGAGAGATAAGCATTGAGAAATTATTGGTATGAGGTATAGGGAATGGATAGACCGGTAGAAATCACAAGAAGCTATGCGGATTGCAAGATGTGTATGGATATGGCTGATATGTGCGACCAGATTCCAGACTGTGACCTTTGCAAGAACACAAAAGGCACATGGGTAGACACGATCACTAATATGTTTGGCACAAAGGCAGTTGTTATTTTGGAGGATGGCAAGGTAGAAACATATCCATTGTATAGACTGAAAGTTATCACAAAGAGGGAGAGATAATGAAAATTATTGAAGAAATTGGCGAAGCTGCAATGTTGGAACAGCTTGCAGAGGAATGTACCGAACTTGCAAAGGCAGCACTCAAAATGGCAAGGATCATACGAAAAGAGAACCCGACACCTGTAACAGAGAAAGATACTATTGCAAATATCAGAGAAGAGTACACGGATGTCGTACAGTGTGCCGGAGAACTTTCATTGACCGTAGATGAGGAACAGATGGCACGCAAACACGAACGGTGGGAAAAGAGAGTGAGGGATAGAACATGATACCATTCAGGCATTGCATAAGGGAACCGCACGGATCGGCAGTGAAATTTGAGATACTGGCAGCAGCACCGAATGAGTTTCAGGTACGTTACCCAGATTATGATTACATTAAAATGGGAGTCGGACCGTCAGTGGTGTATAACAGAGAACAATTACTGTGTTTCCTACTGACATATGACAAGGCAGAGTGCCTTGAATTTATGGAAAAACTGTATCATCACATGGGATGGCCTACTGAAAAGCTGCATGAGAATCCGGCGTTTGCCGAAGTGATAAAGGAGAAAGAGACATGATAGCACGTTTCTTGCAGGATATTGTCGTGAACGACATTGAGAAGAATATGGAAATGACTATTGATAAGGGCGAAGAACTTTTTGCCATCGACAGAGGAACCCATTATGAACTGAGAAAGGCTGACGGATGGGGAACTATGGCTCTGAAAGAGTGCGAGGGAACATATTATGAGATTGTGGAGGAATAGGCTATGAGAGTTGAAGTAGGAGACAAAGTTTATGTTCCAAACGAGAAGAAACCGTATAAGGTGCGTGCGAGGGATGATAGATATATCATTTGCACAAAACCTTATAATCCGCAGCACACGGTCTTATACACCATTATTGACCTAAAAGAGAAATGGAGAGGACCGGATAATATGATTTATTGCAATGGATATGAGACTGATGAGGAATGCGAGGAACGTCTGGCAGAATTGCAATCTGGGGAGATCGAACTTAGCAGGCGCAGAGGACTTCCTTTGGATATTGACATTGAGTAGGAGGCATGGAAACCATGGATGAAACCAAACCACAGTTCTTTATCATGGATGAATGGCTCGGAGACCCAATACCGCTTGCAGAAATTAAGGAAATATCTGAGCCTACACTAGATGAAGAGTATGATATGCCGGATATCGCTCATCTGAAAGAGGGATTTGAAGTACCTTTTGAAGTGAAAATGAAGAAATCTGCCATAAACAAGCTGTTCCGCCCATGTTTTGGCAGAGAACCATACGGAAATCTCGAAAAATGCGCCAAGTGCATACTGAAAAAGGACTGCGTTGTGGCGAAAATCGAGAATAATTTCAACATGAGATTAAGGGCATACCACCCTTGATAATAAATCACAAGGAGGACACCAATGGAAGAGAAAGAAAAGAAACCGTGGAGACCGCCAGAAGCGGCACATTTACCAAATCCGATAGCGTTTGCCATGCAGGGTTTTGAACGTTTTGGATTACCGAAAGAACGGATGATACCGCCATTGCAAACATTTGACAGAGTGATGCAACACTCGGCATTTACCGAAAACCGATGGTGGGAAAATGCAAGACAGGTAACAGCAGCATCATCATCGGAAGAACAGTGGCGGAGAGCGAGCATCGAAAGAGCACGTTGTCTCGGAGAACCATGGTCGGATTTTGATGATATACCAGTTGCGAGTATCACAGAGGATTTCTCACAGAAATGTCAAAATGCCACAATCGGATTGTTAAGAGATCAGGTTATAGCATCATGTGCTATTCCGGGAGAAACATTGTTTGGAGACATTTTTAACCAGTTAGGTATTAAGGAGGATAATATGTATAGAAGTTTAGCGGACAAGAAATTTAAGAGAGTAACTATCGAGTGCGAGGACGGCACGACTTACGCAGGAAAGATCAATCATGTATGCGGTAGTCCGTATCGTTGGGACAAACTTTGTGTAGAAGCAATGGTTGGGGACAAGCCTATTGGAGCATACGGTATCGAGAAAGTCCTATTCCAGAATCCGGCAACAATCGTATTTTGGGCTGATGGAACAAAGACGGTTGTAAACTGCATGGATAATGTGGAAATCAAGAAAAAGGTTGTTGATGGCAAGGAAGTAACCATTCGTAAGCCTAAAAAGGCTGATACCTATTCCGAGGAAGCCGGTCTGGCTATGGCTATCGTGAAGAAATGGGCTGGCAACAACGGAAATTACAACAATATCTTCCGTGAGTTCATTCCTGGGATGGCACAGGCTGAGAAAGAGGCAAAGAAAGCTAAAAAGGCGCAAAAATCGGAGGAATAATCCATGACACTGAGGGAATTTGCCAAGGGATATGACGGTAACATTATGCTGAAAGCATTTGAGAATGAGAAATCAACAACTCCGACAGCAATTATGATGACTCAGATTACGGATTCTATCAAGGATGAGGTTCTTGACAAAGAAGTATACAGCTACACAATGGTTTGCACTTCACTGTTTGAACGGTATCTAAGAGTGAATTTTGAAGCTGTGCCGGAGATCCCAAACGAAACGGAGGGAACTGAATGAGAAAGATATTTTTTGACACAGAGTTTACCGGCCTGCATCAGAATACAACACTCGTAAGCATCGGACTGGTTTCTGATGAGGGCGAAAAATTTTATGCGGAGCTGACCGATTACGATGAGACGCAGTGCGATGATTGGATTACCAAGAATGTGTTGGACCATCTGCTCCTGAGTGGCAACACGGAGCTGGAAAAGGAACTGGAAGAGGATGAGCTTACGACAAGAGTAATCGGCAACAGGGACGATGTGAGAACAGAATTGCTTAATTGGCTTGATGGTTTCGGAGATGATATTCAGTTTGTCTCTGATGTGTGCCATTACGATATGGTTTTATTATGCGAACTGATTGCAGACGGAGCCATGTTGCTGCCGGAGTACATCAATCCGTTTTGCCACGATCTCTGCCAGGACATTTCAATGATTCTGGATATTTCAGAAAAGGCAGCTTTTGACATTTCGAGAGAGCAGTTACTTACGGACAGAGGAATTGCTTTGCCGAAAGGTCAGAAACACAATGCACTCTACGATGCACAGGTCATCAAGGCGATTTATGATGATTTCTATATATGTGGTGGTGCAATTAAGGAGCTTATGAATGGATAAATGACAGATTTTATACAATTACCGGACTGCGAAGAATCACAAAAGGCAGATACCCATTCTGGCAGAACTTAATGCCTGCAGTAAAGAAGAAATCATTGATATTCTTGTAGAAGGTGGCTACACACGGACATTCAATACCAACAGCGTTGATATATCCGTAAAACAGAAAGAGATTGAGGATAGATATGCCAATGGGGATGATGTAGACACTCTTGCCATGGCATATCAAATCTCGAAGAAAGCAATCAGGACATTACTCAATGTGCCTGAGACGGAGGACGATAAACCTATGGAAAATGAAGAGAATACCAAAATGTGCAAAGAAACCATTAACAGACTGCGTGAGGAATTGAATGAGGCAAACGATAAAATCCTCTCTCTGACAAAACAGTTGGACGGAGAGAGAAATAAAGACACTGCCTTGAAAGAACAGATAGAGAGCATGGAGGCAGAGATAAGAGAACTGAAATCTCATGCGGCGGAAAGTGATAACTTTTACAGCAGATACCAGGACCAGTGCATCAAAATCAATCAGCTCAATACGACCATTGATGTTCTGATTGACAAGATCAATCTATTAAAGGTGGTGCACGCATGAAAGACAATGGAATTGAAGTAAGAGTAGCTGATTACTGCGCTTTCTGTGGAGACTTTGAGCCGGATGTTGAGAAAATAGACGCTTCTCGTTTATCTGATAAAGCACCGAGGGTTCTGACAACAATCCGGTGCGAAAATGCCAAGAAATGTGCGGTTATATACGAGAGAGCAAAGGAGGCATTGCGTGAAAAATCAGAGATGGTACAGAGTAACATTTGAGACTTTGGAAAGGAAACCCATCAGGAGAACTGTTGAGGTACTTAGCACGGACAGCGTTCATGCGTCTGCTCTTTTGTACTCTCAGTTTGGCGGTAGCAAGAAAATTAAAGTGAAGTCCGCGAAGAAAGCAAAGGAGAGAGAATGATGGATAATTGGAATTTGAACCCACAGTACCCGGATGAAGTAAAGACTATTATGTGGACTGGGGAAAATCAGCGTGAAATGTTCGATCTGCTTACTTGTGGCAAGAAAATTGATGATTACATGACTGCTAGTGGAGAAAACTTTTTCATAGATCATAGCATCGTAAAAGGTGGACTGATTCTGATTACCAACATAGAAAATCGATGCGGATACAAAATACCGGTAAAGATAGGGGACTATGTGTGTGGCCGTAGATATGGAGACAAATGGTGTTTTTCAGTTGCAAAATGTACGGCTTTTGAGAACAACACTCGTGAAACCCTTGAAAAAAGAGAAGAAAAAAGGAAACCGATAGATGTATTCAAAAATCAGGAACAGTTAGAAGAGTGCCTAAGAGAGTGGAAACACAGATTATTCCTTGATGGGTGGTTAATACTGGCACACATAGAGGATAAGATTATGAATCCTGACGGAGAAGAGGTAATTGACGCTGCCGGATATAACACATTCGTTTTTGAATCCAGTCAAGCGAATATCCAGTTGCTTAGCGATGAATCTTACAAAGAGAACAATACACTGTTCAAACATTGCATGGAAAAGGATCTGGTGCATGAACTCCTGCATTGCAAGTATGATTGGATGGGATGTCAGGGTAGAACCTATGAGGGTGTGTATCTGGATGCAACCGAACACCAGAAGTTGGAAGAAATGGCAAAGAGTCTCATTATGGCAAAATACGGTGTGGACTACAACTATTTCATGTGAGGTGCGTTATGACAACGGTGGTAGTTTATAAGACCGGGACGAGAGAAGTTCTGGCAGCAATTCCGATAGAGTGTGGAGATGCCGTTTGCCGGAATGATATTGAGTTTCAGATTTACAACGGAACAGAACCAATTTTTACGGAAGTTCCCGGAGGGATAGTTCTGGCAGAAAATAAATTTATGCTAAAGATGGAGGACAAGAACAATGAAAAATAAAGGAACGTGGATTATTGTCGGCATTATAGCCGCATTTGTATTACTGATTGCAGGAATTTTCGTAACCACAAACAACAGAGCCATTTCGTTAGAGGAACAGGTTCTTACGGCAGACTCCGATGTGCAGACACAGGAGAAACGTAGAACCGACCTTATTTACAATCTGGCAGACTGCGTAAAGGAATACGATAAGCATGAGGCAGATACACTCCTGGCAGTTGTTGACGCAAGGAACAATGGCGGTGTGGATATTGAGAATGTCACAACGTCCATTGCTGCGGTTGCGGAGCAGTACCCGGAACTGAAATCGAATGAAAATTACAAAGAGCTTATGAATGAATTGTCTACGACTGAAAACCTGATTGCACAGTACAGACAGTCTTACAACAATGAAGTCCGGGCATACAAGAAATATGTGCGTAAGTTTCCTCATAAGCAGATCTTAGGAATGATGGGATATGAGGTTATCAATTATTCATATCTGGAATACAGCACAGAGGACAGGCAGCCGGTAAGCAATCTGTTTGGAGAATAAGCCTATGAGAAAATGGAGTACGATAATCTACTCCGGCAGTGGTTGGGATTTGACGGTGCGAGAACTCATGTTCAGTATCGTCATTATCCTTGTCCTGCTCACGGGTGGATTTTTCATCAGCGAAAAGATTTCTTCCTCATGCGACAACAAAAATGAGGAATATTATCAGGCAATTAAGATTGATAATGATGCAGAACAGTTCCGGTATGGAATGAGAACCAATGTAGGCAATGCGTTTGTAAAAGGAACTCTGTCTGTTGTAGATCCGGTTACTGATCCTGATATTGCCGGAGAGTATGCCTATATCGAAGTCCGGGAGGAACATTACAACCAACACACCAGACAGGTAGCACATACGACCACGGTAAACGGAAAATCCCACACATATTACACAACAGAAACCTACTATTCGTGGGACTATTACGACAGTTGGGAGAAACACAGTGAAAAGGTATCATTCCTGGGCGTAGAGTTCCCATACGGCACAATATCCATGCCGGGAGACTATCATATAGACACACAGAAGAAATCAAGCCGTGTGCGGTATAAGTATTACGTCATAGATACTTCCTACGATGGTGTCATTTATACGGAGATGAAAGATAACACGATAAGCAATGGCAGTCCATTTATTCAGACAGACACAATAGACGGTGCGGTGGATTACATGGTAAGCAGCAGTACGGCGATGATAGTCGGGTTCTGGATATTATGGATTGTCGTTATAGGAGCTGCGGTGTATGGATTCTGCTATTTAGATAACAGATGGTTGGAGGATGAGTGATGTTTATAGTAAATCAGGATAGAGACACTACAATCAATTTGAATAACGTAAAAGAAATATTCGTAAGTCAGGGACGAATATTTGCGGACAACACAGTAATTGGGAAGTACATGACGGAAGAAAGAACGAATCAGGTCTACAATGAGATGCTGCAAGCCATATTTTCCCCATACATGATGTTGAAAAATGCAGAGTTGCCGCCGGACGCAATGAAAAACTTTGCAAACGGAAATGTGATTCTGCTGAAAAGTGCAGACAGAGAGCCTGACGTGAAGTTTTACGACAATGGATTATATTATATGCCGGAGGAATAGAGATGAAAGATTTGATTTTTGCACTTATATGGTTTGTGGTACTGGGAATTTATATCTTTGTGAGTTGGAAAGATGCAAAGTCCAACAACGATGTGAAAAAGGAAATCACACAGATGAATGAACTGCTCTTAGAGCAGAACACACAGCTTAGAAAGCAGAACGATCATTTGAATATGGTTATTGTAAGTGTGTGTAGCAAGAGCGTAAGAGACCGGGAACAGAAGAAAAATGGAGAGTCCGATGGTAAGAAAACGAAGAATGAATAAAACACACTGGAGGAAAAGACCACCAAAACAGCCGAAATCAGAACGGCGTGTTGAATTTCAATGCACCTACACTCAAAGACCGATAGAAACATATCAGGTATGCAAACACCTTGATATATTCCAAGCTGGACGAGAGGATATAGCAGAGTATGTGCAAGGAGAAATGGCACACATGATTGGCTTAATGCTCAAAGAAAAGGGATTCCTTAGATTTGACACAAAACCAGATCCTATGAACTGTGGAATTGTTGTCAGGGCAAGAGTAGATGTAGTCAGACCATAAAAATACAGAGCCGTGTAGAGCCGTGAGAAAGGATGAATTTCATGGCTCAACTGTCGAATAGAGATATTATCATACGGCTTTTGAAAAGTGATCTGAGTGATTATGACAATCTCCTGTCTTTACTCGGAATGGCGAATGAAGTCCTCAGTGAAGATAAAGAACTGTCGAAGAAATTGGCAAACAAGGTTCGATTTCTTGCACTGAGGCTTTGTTCAACAGGAGATATAAAGTATTACAACCTCTATAATCAGGCTTTGTTATTCTTGGCACAGAAACATAAGGACTTCGATTCTTACTTACTGTATGTGGAGAAAGACAGAGACCCAGAGGACAGATACTATCAGCCGAGAAGAAATAAGATTTACTGGCTTGTACAGAAGATGCAACGGCTCATGGATGATGAGTTGGATATTCTGTCAATATCAATGCCACCAGGAACCGGCAAGACCACTCTGGGAGAGTTCTTCATATCTTTTGTGATGGGGCATTATCCGAACACACCAAACCTTATGTCCTCTCATTCTGGATTTATGACGAGAATGTTCTATGACGCAGTTCTCAACATTATTACCAGTAATGAGTATTGTTGGAGTGATGTGTTCCCGGATGTGATATTTGAGGGAAACAATGCAAAAGAGGAAACAATCAACCTTGGAAGATGGCAGCCTTTTAAGACACTGACCTGCAGACCAATCAGAGGATCACTTACCGGTGTTACCCGATGCGAGGGATTCCTGTATGTGGACGATTTGGTTTCCGGCATCGAAGAGGCCTTGTCTATTGACCGTCTGGATAAACTGTACGGAGAGTACACGACAGACCTTAAATCCCGTAAAAAGAAAAAGGCAAAGGAAATCCACATTGCCACACGTTGGAGCGTCCACGATGTCATAGGACGGCTTGAAAGGATGTATGAGGGCAATCCAAGGGCAGAGTTCATTGCCGTGCCGGATATTGACCCTAAGACCGGAAAGAGCAACTTCGACTATGATTACGATGTCGGATTTGACGAGAAATACTTCCACGACATGGAGATGTCTATGGATGATGTTTCATACCGCTGCCTGTATAAGAGCGATCCTATTGAGAGAGAGGGTATTCTGTATCATCCGACAGAATTACAGAGATACCTCGGAGGACTGCCGGATAGAGAGCCGGATTCCATATTGGCAATCTGCGATACAAAGGACACGGGTACAGACTACAACTTCCTCGGAGTTTTCTATCAGTATGGAGACAGATATTATCTGGAAGATCTGGTATTCAAGAATATCGATCCGGGAACTTTGGACGAACTCAACTCAGATATGCTTGTGAAACATCATGTACAGCAGGCACAGTTTGAGAGTAACAAAGAGGGTAGCCGTACTGCCAATGAGGTAGAACGCCTTGTAAGAGAAAAGGGTGGCAGATGCCATATTACGAAGAAATACACGACCCAGAACAAAGAGACCAAGATCATTGTCAATTCTTCATGGGTTAAGGAACACGTCATATTCAAGGATATTACAGAATATGAGCCAAAGAGTGATTACGGTGTGATGATGTCATTCCTTTGCAGTTATACACAGCTCGGAAAGAATAAACATGATGATGCGCCGGACACTCTGGCAATGTTCGCCCAGTTTGTAGATGCTCTTCTTGGCGGAGAGGCACAGGTAGGAAAGAGAAGTGAATTAGGAATATAGAGAGGGATAGCATGAGACAATATAGTTTCGCCACCAACTTAAAAAGAGAGAGACAGAATTTAGAGATTACACAGAAAGAACTTGCGGATGGGGTTCATGTTTCGCAAAATACCGTGAGCGATTGGGAGCTATGCAAATGTTATCCTCCAATCGACAAGATATATGACATAGCGAATTTTATGAAAATTCCTGTAAGCAAGTTGCTTTCTGATACACAGGAGAACGGCTGTAAAGTCGAGTAAACACTAGGAATTAAAATTTTTTGAAAAAATTGTTTATTCCACTTGACAAACGATGTTCAGTAGACTATACTACGACCATACCAAGTGACACGGACATAAGTTAAGCGGAGTGAACACAAGGTATTTGGCATTAAAGTTTCTCCTAACCATTACGGCACATCAACAGTGCCGTAATATGGGAAGTAAGCTAACTCGGTAGAAGCGATGGACTGAAAATCCATAGGAGTTGGTTCGACACCAACACTTCCCACTTAGGAATTGTTGTTCCCCGACAGCAATCCCACATCGGAGGTTTCACGTTTATGATGAACCTCCGAAGCCTCACATGGAATCTCCCCAAGTGTGAGGTATGGACCATTAGCTCAGTTGGTTAGAGCGTCCGGCTCATAACCGGATGGTCTGGGGTTCAAGTCCCTGATGGTCCACGCATGGCAATCTGGCATTTCCCGGGTAAATGGAAGCTACACCAAGATAGACCAGACGAAGTAAGGTGGTTGAGTGCGCCGATGCAGAACAGAAACGGAATGTCCAGCGCATGACCGTGACGGCTACCAGAGGTAGCAATACAAACGGAAAAGGAGAACAGAATGAGTATCATTTTGACGATCATCGGAATCATACTTTTCTTCGGCGGCATCATTGCAGGGTGTTCGTTAAAACAGTATGAAATCGAGGAAAAGGGAAATGAGAAAGCAAAATTCCCAAAAAGTTTTGTTGTTGTGGTACTTGTTGGTCTGATTGTATTCGGAGTAGGTAATTCACTTGTGATTATACCGACCGGATATACCGGAGTTAAAAGCACATTCGGACAGATTGATGAGACAACAATACAGAACGGCGCAAATTGGAAGATCCCATTCATCCAGAAGATTGAGAAAGTCAACAACAAGCAACAGGACATTGTTTTTGACGGACAGATTTGGTCTGAAACATCGGAAAGAACGTCACTGTATTATGACGGCATCACAGTTACATACCAGATTAACCCGGAAATGTCCGCATGGATTTATGCAAACGTCAGCAACTATAAGGAGAACCTTGTAACGCAGACACTTGTGGCTTCCGCAATCAAGACAAGCAGCAAGTCCTTGACCTCAACAGATGCAACGAATAGAGGAATCGTAGAGCCTCTTTCCATGCAGAACATTCAGAAAGCCCTCAACGAGAAGTACGGAGAGGACGTTGTAATCATCAACAAGGTAGTAATTGCAAATACTGATTTTGAGGACAGTTACAATCAGGCAATCGCTGAAAAACAGACTGCACAGTTAGCCTACGAACAGCAGCAGATTGAAAATCAGAAAAAGATTGAAGCTGCTGAGGCAGATGCCAAGGTAAAAACCACTCAGGCACAGGGCGAAGCTGATGCTGCCGTTATTAAAGCACAGGGAGAGGCGGATGCCAATAAGCTGTTGAATGATTCACTGACGGATAAGATTTTGCAGCAGATGTATTTGGAGAAGTGGGACGGCGCACTGCCGAAAGTATCACTATCTGACGGCACGGACACAATCGTAGACATTGGAGATCTTTCATCAACAACGGAGGTACAGAGCAATGAATAAAGCTGAATTAGTACAGGCTATGGCTGAAAGAGCCGGACTTTCCAAGAGTGATGCCGAAAAGGCACTCAACGCATTTGTGGAAGTTGTCGGCGGAGAACTCGGTAAGGGTGGAAAAGTACAGTTGGTTGGATTCGGTACGTTTGAAATAACTGAGCGTGCGGCTAGAATCGGCAAGAATCCCCAGAACGGAAAAGAGATTACCATTCCGGCTTGCAAGGCACCTAAGTTCAAAGCAGGCAAGGCTCTGAAAGACGAAGTAAATCGTTAAGAGATCATTCGGAGTGACCTGGGCGGAGAATGGTGGTTCGATTCCACCTGTGGGCGTAACCCTAGCGAACAAGGTTTCCACCGCTTCTTTCCTAATGTTCTTGGCGATACAAGAAAATTCCGGGTAGGTATGCCTAGCGGCGAGGGCAACAGACTGTAAATCTGCCACATTAGAAACACCGGAGGTTCGATTCCTCTCCTACCCATTCTTCCGGCAATAGCACCGGGCAATCGGTCAACTATCCGGTAGAGGTTTTAGTGGTTTTGCCACTGTGGGAAGCAATCTGGAAATAGGGAGATTGCAAAGCTCATTGATGAGGCTTATTTGAGCAGTCAGGGAAAGCCGACAGGACTTAAAACTGGAGAGCTTGCGTAAGTCACGCTAAAGACCACTGTTGCAACGGTGCCTACGATAGCATAACTGGAAATGCCACGGACACCATGCCGGGGAAAGTGGGGTTCAACTCCCCACCGTAGGACGAGCGGATTTCTTAACTGATTTTCTTAGTCCGGCTTTAACAGGAAAGAAAATTGGCGGTGGCGAGGTTCCGGTGATCACCAAGTGCTTTTTCATTACCAAGAGTTTTTAAGAAAACTCCGGTGCGGAAAATTTACTGCTTAGAGTGAATGAGCGTTACAGCGATTTAAGCGGCGCAGAGGATAGGTAGAGGCGGAGAACTGCGACAACAACGTACATCCGAGGTAAGACGATAAAGAGTTGGACTCGTCAGAGGTTCTTTGAGTATGTAGTCGGCGGATTATGAGAACCATGTGGAGGGGTGTAAGATCTGAGAACCACATTAAAAAATGAAATACCTTTGTTGGCAACTGTCTTACACGTTGCATCGGTTCGGTAGTGGCAGCCATCCAAGCTGCCGCCGGACTGCATTGGAGTATAGCTCAGATGGATAGAGCACAACACTACGGATGTTGGTTAGCACAGGTTCGAGTCCTGTTACTCCAATAATGGCTTGTAGCTCAGTGGTAGAGCGTCTGACTGTTAATCAGAATGTCGTGGGTTCGATCCCCACCTTGCCAGTTGGAGACACTTGACTTACTCTTTCAAAACACTCCATAAAAAGGTTACGAAAGGGCGTTTACGACCGGCGGAAGAGGATCTCCGACTTGTACGTTACCAAGGGAAAACTACTCTGCCGTGTGTCCGGTTGGTCGAGGGTGCGGTCTTGAAAACCGTCTGGATGTAAAAGTCTCTGGGGTTCAAATCCCTAACACGGCGTGGCAAAGTAAAGGATACGTTCGATTCGTAGGTGTATGGGTTGCACATTCTCTATCAAAAAACCAATAGAGAAAGGAACGGTTCGATTCCGCGGTGTGAGGTCGCATTTTACTTTGTGGTTTTGGCTCTATGGTATAAAGGTTATTACGCCCGACTGTCTATCGGAAGATTTGGGTTCGATTCCCAATAGAGTCGTTATGGTGCATTGCCGTAATGGTAGCGGAGTGGCTTGCTAAGCCATCCGGCAGAAATGCCGTATAGGTTCGATTCCTATATGCACCGCTATGAGACTGTATTCCACCGGTGGAGGAGGTCTCAGAATTTGGAGTTGCCGGAATAGGTAGACGGATAATCATAGTAAAGGAATGGGGTAGGTGAGAGGTAGGTGTGAGGACAAGCCACAGAAACAGCCGTAATCCTACCGCCCCAAGAAACTACTGAAAATCATAACTATTGTACCGAGTACCAACAGCGAAAGGTGTGGCTAACAGTAGCATAGTTCCATAGTGGGTGCAAATCCCATTACTCCAAAGCCGTCCTGACTTCGGACGCTAAACCAGTTGGGGTTAGAGAGATTTCCCGAAAGATAGTTCCTATTGGCATACCCGGTGGTTAGGGTGTATCACAGCAAACCATAGTGAGTGTACGGAATTATTTAATCAAGTCCACCGTTCAGGATGTCGGCTGTGTGACGGTTAAGAGTGATTATGCGAGAAATTCGACATAGCAGAAAACTCAGAGGTTCTTGTGGGGCGAAGAACCATTATGGCGGAGTGGAGCAGTGGTAGCTTGCCGGGTTCATGCCCCGGAGGTCACAGGTTCAAATCCTGTCTCCGCAATCTTGCGTGGTAGTTCAATGGAGAGAACATTATGAGCGGTTGTCATGCTTCATGTGACACGGACAGCAATAATTCTTTTTTCGATGATAACGAAGAGATGGGGGTTCGATTCCCTCCCACGCAACTTAATACGGTGTCACGAAGCAAGAGAACCAGTGACTTAATGATTTGAGGCTAGTGTGGAAAGCCGGTGGTGCGGAAAATCAATACGCCATAGTGTCGAGGAGATTGCGATTGAAGCCACAGACCAATCAAAACACCGTAAAACAAAATATGGAGAGATGGCGGAATGGTAGACGCGGCAGTTATGTACAATACATCATGTTTGTGGTGCTGACAGCAAATCTTACAGCTTGGGGCCTGCTTCATTGTTGGTTCAAATCCAACTCTCTCCATTCAAGGCGATGGCACAAACGTCCTTACAAATCAATAAGATGTGCCACATGGCGAGGTAGCTCAGATGGTAGAGCAATGATATGAATACGCAGATCATGTTAGTGGTCTCAACAGCAATCTCATTCCAATCCAAGGCATGTGTCGGCGGTTCGATTCCGCCCCTCGTCTCTGCCCCGATTGCCGGTTATGGTAAACCGGAGGGAACATGACTGCGATAACGCTTGTGTTCCGCACAGCAATCGAGTATACGGGTTCAAGTCCTGTCGGGGCAATCAAGTGACGCTTACAGCAATCTTTCAAAACAGAAAATTCCATTTACAATATTTTCCCGTTTGAAACAGCGTCATGTAAAGAAATGGGGTTGCCTATGAATCGAAAGAAAAATTACAGAGATATGGAAAAGTATCGTAAGGCTTGCCGTAGGCAGAACCAACGGTATTATGCGAAAACTTCAAACCTATATCCGCCTAAAGCGTGGACTGCGGCAGAGGATGCTATGGTTTTAGATCATAAAATTCCAGACAGCGAATTATCAAAGGAGTTGGAGCGTTCTGTAAGAGCAATTCAACATAGGCGGCATAGATTGAAATACCAGACAGAAAGTTAGGGCAGAAAGCCATAAAACTTTATATGGGACGCTCACAGCAAATTATTGGATATGACTGTTAATCATAAAAACCAATAGCGTCCTGAATGAACTTACAAACAATTTTATTATGGGACTCCTACAGCAATCACAATGGTTAAAACAATGTCTGCAAAACAATGTGAAGTGGTTCAATTCCACAAATGAGAGTCCTGGAAAGAGAGGAAACAATGAGCTTCGCAGATGCAATGAGAAAAGATGGTTCGTTTACCAGAACCGAAAACGGTGCCGTGGCTTTGAATACCACAGGAGACGCAAGACTGGATTTGTTCGGTACAATCGGATCCCTGAGAGAAGCTGATGAGGGAAGAGTCGAAACACTGTTCGCAGAGGCATATAATCAGGATGCCCTTTTTGCTACAAAGATTGCGTTCTACGCAAGGGATATTCGCGGAGGCCTGGGAGAAAGAAAGACTTTCAGAACAATTATCCGCTACATGGCAGAGAAACACCCGGAAGCACTCAGATCGAACCTTGATTTGATTGGAGTATTCGGAAGATATGATGATATGTATTCTCTGATAGGAACTCCGTTAGAGGAAGATATGTGGGCTGCCATGAAGAAACAGTTTGAGGAAGATTTGAAGAACCTCAACGATGGCAAGACAATATCCTTATTGGCAAAGTGGATTAAGACTGCGGATGCAAGCAGTAAGGAAACACGCAGGATTGGCGTTATGACCGCACAGAAACTTGGCTATCCGGTCTATAATTTCAAGAGAATCGTCCGTAGCATGAGAAAACAGATTGGCGTTGTCGAAAGCCTTATGTCTGCCGGAAAGTGGGATGAGATTAAATACCCGGAAGTTCCGAGCCGTGCAATGATGATTTACCGCAAGGCTTTTATGAAACATGATGAGGCACGATTCAATGAGTTTATCGGCAAGGTAGAAAAGGGAGAGGCGAAGATCAATGCGTCAACATTATTCCCTTACGATATTGTTGAGAAATTCTTATACGGCAGAGAGAACAGCAAAGTCCTTGAAGCACAGTGGAAAGCACTGCCGGATTATGTAGAAGAGGGTTCTAATGTTCTTGTAATGGCGGATGTGTCCGGTTCTATGCGTGGCAGACCTTTGGCTACATCAATCGGACTGGCAATCTATTTTGCAGAGAGAAATGCTGGTGCATATCACAATCTGTTTATGACATTCTCTGACAGACCGGAAACGGTTATTCTGAGAGGAGAAACACTCAGACAGAAGATCGATAATGTGAACAGCGCGAATTGGGATAACAACACCGACCTCAAAGCGGCTTTCGAGAAAGTTCTTGCAATCGCTGAAAAGAACAATATTCCGCAGGAAGAGATGCCGAAAGCAATCGTGGTTATCTCCGATATGGAAATCGATCGTTGCGGAAATCGTGAGTGGTCTTTCTATGACAAGATGGCGAATAAGTTCCATAAAGCCGGTTATGTCATTCCGAACATCATCTTCTGGAATGTGAACAGTAGACACGATATATTCCATGCAGACCATAACCGTAAGGGAGTGCAGCTTGCAAGCGGACAGTCAGTTACCTTGTTCAAACAGATTCTGCAGAACCTTGGTTACAATCCGGTTGAGGCAATGGAGAACACAATCAATTCCGAAAGATATGATTGCATCACAGTAGAATAAGTCAGGAAACAGTAGGTGGCGGTCGGAACGACTACCGCCTATTTTTTATGGAGAATTAAAAATAAACAATCAAAACTAGAATTTAGGAGGGAATAAATATATGGAATACATGAATGAAGATTTTAATGATG